GAGCCTGCCGCCGAAACTGCCCCGGAAGTAGCCCCCGCCGAACCGTCGGCAGAAGGAGCGGCTCCCGATACTTTTGCCGGCCTCAACGAGGAGCAAGTAGCGGCGCTGCAGGAAGCTTTCGGCAAGCTTAACGAAGGCGTGATGGTACTGGCCGCAAAAAATAAAAACCAGGCCGCCGAGCTCAAGCTCCTAAAGGAGCAGATGGCGCAGCGTGATACGCAGCTCAATATGGTGAAAGGTTACCTGCTGGAAGCCGCCACGCTGACGTCTAAAACTGCACTGGCCAACCAGTTACTGATGGAGCACACCACCACTAAAGAGGAGAAGGTGCTCATCATGGAGTCGATGGCCGGTGCCACTACGCGCCAGGAAGCGGAGAGCATGCACGGCATTCTGCAAGGCAAGTTGCAAAAAAATTTACTGCTAACGGAGCAAAAAACTGCCGAGCAGCCACTTGGCGCAGTATTTACCTCCGAAAGCGGCTTGCTGCAGGAATCTGTACACCGCGACGTGACCACCGAAGCTCAACATCCGATGGCTCAGCGCTGGGCAACTCAGGCTACCTACCGGTCAAAGAAGTAACAACCCCCCTTTTTTTTCAGGTTACCCGGAGTCAAGGGTCCTAGCCCTCGGCCCCTGAGGCCAACCAATTTTTCAGCTACCAATACACAACCTGAACCTTTAACCATGTTCGCAACCTCTCTGCTCAAAGAAGGCCACGGTCTGGGCGAAATCACGCAGCGCCAGATTGCCGAGACCCGGCAGCTAATCGTCGAGAAATGGCAGCCTTACTCGCTGCTTGACGACCTCGGCGACGGCATCCTGTGTGAAAACATCGCGACCCTGCTGGAAAACCAGGCCAACTTTATGTTGACCGAGGGAGCTAACTCCACCAGCGCCGGTAGCTTCGAGGCCATGGCCTTCCCCATGATTCGCCGTACGTTTATGCGTCTGGTGGCCAACGACCTGGTTTCGGTTCAGTCGCTGGTGCAGCCCGTGGGCCGCGTCTACTTCTACAACCCGAAAATCTCGAAGCGTGTCGAAACGACCGTCAACGGGGTAACCAGCCAGGGTCACACCTCGATGCCCGGCATCCGGGACAACGAAGCCAGCAAGTACGTAGTTGACGTAAACTCGCGGAAGGTACTAACCCCCGAGGATTACGGTAAATTCACCCCCCTGGCCGGCGCAACCGGTATCACGGAGTACGAGCAAGCCTCGCTCTTCGACCGCTTCTACGCCACGGAGTACGACAACTTCGGTGAGGGTCTCTTCGACCGTACCCGCGGCCGTCGCATCACGGTTAGCAAAACCGTAACCATCAGCAACTACACCCCCGGCTCGTCCAAGGTGCTGCTGGCCATTACCGGCTTCACGGAGCCTACCACGGGCCGCCTGCGCGGTGCCATGGGCCAGCTGGCTGACACGGAAGAATTCCTGACCAGCCTGAAAATCGTTACCCTCGAAGACCTGCGCCTGGCCGGTGACGCCACCGATACGGTGGTAAAGAAAGCGGGTGTGGCTGTTGGTCGCCCCAACCTGCCTGCCCAGCGCTACGGGAAAGCCGTAGTAGACGTGAACGGCAACATCGCCATCGAGGTTGACTTGACCACGCTCGACTCGTTTGGTCAGTACGTACCTCTGGCCCCCCTCTCGACGGGTGGTGCGGACTTGTCGCTGCAAGCCATCTACTTCACCTACCAGGACATGGAAGGCGAAAGCGAGCAGGCTGAACTCAACATCGACCTCGACTTCGAGACCATCGCTGTTGGTCCCGACCGCATGCTGCGCTCGACCTTCACGCCCCAGCTCAAGCAGGACGTGCACGCCTTCCACTCGATTGACATCGAGAGCGAGTTTACCTCCCTCATGTCGGAAGTGGTTTCGGGTGAAGTGGACCGCGAAATCCTGCGTGACCTCACCATCGGTGCCGCTTACACGGCCAAGTGGAACTACGGCCTGTTCGAGACCATGCGTAAGAACGTGGCCAACGGCGGCGGCGTGATGGCCATCACCAAGAAAGAGTACTCGCAAGAGCTCGTGATGGTAATCAACGAGGTGTCGGCCATGATTCAGAAGGCCACGATGTCGAAAGGCGCGACGTGGTTGGTGGTATCGCCCGAAATCTCGGCCCTGTTCTACAACCTGGAGAACTTCCACGTGACCAGCAACGGTCCCGAGGACTCGGAGTACTCGATGGGTATCGACAAAGTGGGTTCGCTCAACGGTCGCTACAAAGTGTACGTAGATACCCAGTTCCCCGCTGGCCTGCTCCTGATGGGCAACAAGGGTGACAGTGTCTTTAAGTCAGGTTACTTGTACTGTCCTTACGTGCCCCTGATGCTATTCCCAGCTGCAGTGAGCCCCACGGACCGTCGCACGGTACTGCACGTAATGACGCGCTACGGCAAAAAGCTCGTTAACAACCGTTACTTCGGTAAGGTATATGTTGATGGCCTGAACAGCCTGAACGTATCGACCTTCGTAGGCACTATCTAAGTCCTGCCAACGCCTCACGGCAGCTAAAAAGCCTCCCCGATATTCGGGGAGGCTTTTTTTTGTATCTATGACAACCTAAAACTTAGGTAAGTATGGCCCTTTGGTAGTCTTCTACCTGCCGAAGGGCTGCCTTCAGGTAATGAGCTTGCACGGATAGCAGAAACTCACTGGCCAGCGCCGAGAGCTCGTGCTCGCACGTATCGGAGGTGCCAATCGTGAGCAAGGGCGCATGCTCCTTGACCGGGGTAATGCGAACGCAAACCTGCCCGTGACGCAGCTGCTGCAGCAGCTCGTTGGTTTTCAAGCAGGCCTCGTAGAGGGGACTTGTTTTAGGTGCTTGAGCCGAGGCCACCGGCTGGAACGCCGGCTCATTAAGCATGAGCTTGGTTTGCAGCAGTAGACAAGCTGCATCTTCGGCGGCACGGTTTTGCTCGGCCGCGCGATGGGTCTCTAAGTCACCTTCAAAAGTAATTTTGTTGCCGCCCATCGACGACATAAAATCAAAGTATCCCGAGTCTGTCCCCTCCGGGTATACCTGGTGGTACAAGTGTTTGCTTAGCATAAAAAATTAGCGTACGTAAAGGGTAAAGTCCGTGTGACAGTAGTTAACCTGGTGGTCGATTTCCACGAACCGTTCACCAAAGTAGTGGTTAATGGCTTGCGTAAGGTAATGCCAGTGCTCGTCGTCCTCGTCGTCATGCCCCTGGCCAATTCCGGTTGAGGAGTAGCAGCGCAGGGCTAGCAGTAGACCGACTAAGCGTACACTGACCTGGTAGCCGTAGGGCGTAAGCAATTGCTCTAGCCAGGCCACGTCAGGCGTCCACTGCGTGTGTTTGCGCTCTTTTTCCAGCTGGGCCATTGCCCGAAGTAACTGAGGCGGGTGAAGCTCACCGGCGTGCGCGGCTGCGGGTTGGACAAGGTGCGGGTTATTCGCCCGGCGGTGTTTAGTGCTCACGAGAGAAAAGGGCTTTCGTCAAAAAGTACGGCCACACCAGTACATGCCAGACCAGAATGAGCGCACCCACCGTGTACTGACCGGTAATCGTTTTTGTCCACTTGCTGAGTTGACGCTCCAGCCAGGCTCCTGGCTGGAGCTTAACGTCAAAGTTGATGCCGACAGTGCAGAGCTGAAGCGTCGTAAAGAAAAAGCCAAGAATAAAATACATGGTCTCTTTATTAATAGTGAGCTGCCATTTCCAGTAACACCCGGCGGGCCTCCTTTTCAGTCTGGGGGTTCCCCTGCAGTGGGCCACCTCCGACCGGAATCCACTCCCCTTTCTCTTGGTTAAGGGTGTAACGCTGGCAAGTCCAGAAGCAGCCCAGGTCCGGATGGGGCTCTGCTATCCAGGTAGCGCGCCAGCGGTTGTCACCCAGGGTTAGCACTTGGTCCTCGACGCGCGCTTCGGAAAAGTAGGCATTATAGTCTTCATAAAAAAGCTTACGAAAAGCACTGAGCTCCCCGCTCAGCGGCAGCGTTTCCAGCAAGCAACTAATAGCCCGCAACAGCTGGGCCCCGCCCGCTTCGTAGGCGTCTGCTAAACGCTCATGCAAGTCCTGCTTAGTGGCGGGCAGGGCCAATAGCGCGGGGTCGGCTTGCGTATACTCTTGAAATCCGTTAGTTGGGTACATGTTGACTACTGTTAATAGAAACCTACTTCTTCGTGACGCAGTTTGCGACGACCGACAAACTCAGTAAGTAGATGCCCTTGGCGGGCATAAGACAATAGTTCTTCCCCTACTTCCATCTCCACTTCGTTGGGCCCTAGCCACATCCGATTAGGAAAATCTCCCGGCAATGGGTAGCCTCGCAGGGCAGGAGGATTTACCGGCACCAAAACCCCCGGAGCAAAAAGTAGCTCCGTTGGGTAAGGGGACGGAATAGTTGGGGGCGTAAACCGAAGGTCCGTGGTCAACGCCCGCGGTTTAAGGTAAAAATGGTCGCCGTCGGCCTGGCGAATCCACATGTCAAAATAAGCGGAAACCGGTTGCATCAGGTGAGACGGGGGTGAGTGGCCTTAAAAAAGAGAGGATACTGCAGTGCCACGGCCGCACGAAACAAGGTGTAGTGCTTATACACCCCTTGCGTATGGGTGGCCAGGTGTGCCGCGACGGGCAAGCGGCTTACCTGAGTGGCCTCTTCCAAACTGGTGTCAGCATGCAGGCAAAGCTGGGCGGGGGTAAAGCGAACCACATCAAGTGGGTCGATTCCCTTGGCCAGTAAGCGTTGACCCAACTCGCAGGCCAGGTTATCGTACGCGCTAAAAAGCGTTTCTACGCTCTGCGTGGTAACAAAGTAGGCAATGCCATCGAGCATACGCAAGGCCTCTATGAGTGAATAACCCAGCCAGCCACTGTGCCGGCGCTCACTACCCGCCACATCCAGGTATGCACACCCTTGGACCTGGTCAGAATGAAACCCGTCGATGCCCCCGTCCGCGTCTTCCTTGGCCATGGGAGTCCAGCTGACACTGGCGACGAGGCCTTTGGTCAGCAAAGCCTGCTCGATTTTTTTCGTGTTTCGGCTCATGCGGTTAAGACAATCGTAAACTGCTGGTGATGGGGCAGGGAGGAATTGTATATCTGGGCCAAGCGGTCCATGAAATAGCCTTGCAGCGCCTGGACAAACTGATGCCAGGGCTGCTCATACTTGTCGAGCAAAGAATGGGCCGGCATACCCGTTGTTGAACGACAGGCTACCCCATTGCTATCAAAACGCACCTGATAGTGCACCGGGAGCAGGCTGGCGATGTACTCAGCATCGCGGGCCGTAGCCGTCCAGGTAAGAGGACTGGAGGCCAGATTGGCGTTTACCTGGGTGTCAGGGTAGAGGGCCAGCACAATGTCGTCAAGGGTGTGCTTGACGGGTTCTTCGCCCACTAAACGCTCGCCAATAAGCTTTACGTGCGTGAGTACGTAAGCTAACTCGTCCTGGTCGAGGGCTTCACTGCCAATGCCATTGCCGACTACCCCGGCCAGGTTTACCCCGGCCCAGACGCGGGCAATGCGCTTAAGCTGATTCTTCGTTAGTGAGCTCATGCAAACGTTTGCCGTAAAAGGCCGCCGTGGGGCGACTGTAGTTGAAAGCCGTAAAAGGTAAACTCAGCTCCCGCTCCTTTAAAATACGGGTGAACTCGTAGTCGCAGGCCTCGGGATACAGGCGCTTATCGGGAATGAGCGTACTAAGCGGAAAAAGCGCTTCGACCGAACTCGTGTGAAACAAGAGCTTATCGCGGTGGTCGTAGAGTACATGGTGAATAACGCCGTCCTCCAAGTAGGTGTGCGAGCTATTACGAGGTGAATCGTAGCCCCACAACAAGGTGCGGTTTTCCTGGTTAGCAAGGTTAGTAACCTTAAAATCAGCGATTGCCCCATTCAGGCTCTCGTATTGGGCTAGCGTCATGATGGTATTGCTAAAAAAGGTTTATGAATTGTCCCACTGGGCCCAGTGAGCTTGGTATTCGGCGACCATTTCTTCCAGGTTGTGTGCTTTACCCGTGAGTTCCCGGTGCCAGGCGCGTAACAGCAGACTCGACCGGTCATCGCCATGCGTTAACCCCAGCTGGGTAAGCCAAGCTACCAGCGGCGGGGCTTCCACGGGATACCCTGAGCCGGGATTAGCCTGGGCTGCTTCGGGGCTCCACCACAAAAACCAGGCATTGCGAATACCCCGACCCATTCCGTGATGAGCCAGGGCGACAAATTCGAGTTCATCGAGTGTGCGGATGTCGGCAATCGTAGCCGCGTCATTACCCGACGCAAAAGCGTCGAAGGCTTCCTGCAGGGTCGCGGGGATGATTTCGGGGGCGTGACTCATGGGGGAGTTTACGCCAAAATCTACGCGCTCGTTACCAGCTTGGGAATAAAGCAAAAATTATGACGAGCCAAGTAGTGCGGGTCAGCAAGCTGCTCCTCACGCAAGGCTATGGTTACTTCTTGATAAACCCCCTCGCGGGTCCAATGAAGCCAGCAGCCCTGGCGACGGGAGAATTCTCGGTAGTGCGCCAGCTCATAGAAAACCCGGGCCGCTCCTTCCAAGTCTGCCCGATTGGTAGCCAAGTGGACACCCTCTACGACTGAGCCATCCCACAAACGTATCTCATTAACCATATTAGGCACCGCCTTAGTGGCTATTTAGTTCTACCGCACCCAAGGAGCGTAACGTATAATTCAAGTCAAATGGCGTGCGGAAACGGCCAGATACGAGTTGCTTCCAGACAGGACGCAATCCCAAATTACCCCATGAAACCCACTCGGTATCATCCTTTTTGTAAAGGATGATTTCTTGGTCACGAAGTTCTAACGAAAAATCACGCCCAAGGGGTAAGGCATACTCCAACACATTTTTTGCTGTCATAGGGCAAACTTACGGAATAATAACCAATGTCACAAATTACGATTCAGCTCCACCCCAAGCTACCGCCCTTGCCCGACCAGCAAACAGTCTTGCGCATGCTGACGCTCTTCATCGCCTTCTGCTTACCCGAACTAGGTAACGCCGGCGAAGAGCCCTTTACGAGTCCCGTATTTGTAGTGTTACTGCCGGCCCGGGGGCACGAAGTGGGCATGACCACGGGCGCGTATAACCCCGGTAATGGGCGCATCTACTCACGGGCCGAAGGCCGGGCCCTGGTCGATATTATGCGCACGGTGGCCCATGAATTGGTTCACCAGCGCCAGGATGAACTAGCCGAGCTAGCCGGTAAAAATCACCCCGACATTGGAGGCAGAGTCGAGAACGAAGCTAACGCCGTAGCCGGCATGCTCATCAAGGAGTTTGTGCTGCGCTACGATTGCAAGTGGATTCACGGCCTCTAATTGTTGTTCTTCCACCGGAGCCAGGCTAAGTGGGTATCGTGGCTATTCTGGTAAACTACTTTCTTTTTAAATTCGCGGTCATACCAAGGAATGGGGGGAATTTCCTTGCTATGCGCCACGAGCTCATCGAGGTATTCCATGGCCTCTTGCTCGGTACTTGTAACGTGTAAGCCAATCCAGCCCCCCCAGAAAAAAAGGAGTTTGGGTTGACTTAACTCCACGCGGTAAACCTGCGTGCGGTGCTGCACAATACGGTAGCGATTAACTCTGGTTGCCATATTTTTAGCTTAACGGTATCTTCGAGGGGGAAACTCAATGCGAAGCATAGGCTCGAAAATAGTTGACCGACGCCACTGCGGGCAGCCGGTAGCCTCGTGATAGAGGTGCTGGACACTGCCCTGGCGAGCGCGCCAGGTAGGGTCGATTTCGGCCATACGGTACGCGTACACGCAGGCCCGTTGGTCACGCGTGCGCTGCGCCCGGATAAGGGCTAGACGCTCGGTTACGATACGTTCTAAATCAGCTCGCGACATAGCCTTTACTCAGCAAAAATGATGAAGGGTGCACTGGTACACCGTCAGGGGCTTGTACACACGTTCATCCATAGAGAAAATGGCATTGTTCGACTCGGTAAAGCCCCAGATAGCCAGCAGGTAAAATCTGCTGGATGCGGTAATTTGTTTGACTGGTTTTCATACGGGTAAACGAGGGGGCTACTTAGTTTACGTTTTACCTTCTTTCCTCGTTACGTCGCATGGCTTCCATTCTTGGCGAATCAACTGTCACCAGTCACAACTCCAGCACCATTACCTACCTCACCTATTACCCAGCCCACGAGCTCCTCAGCATTGAGTTCAAACGCGGGGGCGTCTACACCTATCATCCCGTCAGCGAAGGGCTCTACCAGCAGCTAGTGGGCGCCGAATCCATTGGGCGAGCCTGCGACCAGCTACTCAAAAAAGGGGGCATCGGCTTCCAGGCCGGAGAAGCCGAGGAGTACCCCCTGTAAGTAAAAAGCCTCTGCTTCCGATGAAGCAGAGGCTTTTTTTAAAAATCCTCAATGTCGTGCGCTGCGTCTTGGGCCTGGTGAAACTGCTCGAAAAACAAGCAACGGGCCCGAAAACCGGCGACTTCACCGGCTGGTAAGCTAAACCACTCCCCCAGGCATTGGTGGTCCTGGTAGAAGCGGTGCAGCGAGCGCTCGATGCGGGCAGCTCGGGTACTGGTGTAGCGCTCAACTAAGGTCAGCAGTCCACCATTACCCGTTTGCAGCTGCCGCTGACGGCGGACGGCATCGGTACTGACGCCAATTTTATGGAGGTCTCGCTCCGGGTCGAATAAGAGATAGACCTCCATCAGCACTTAGTCAGCGTACACGTCGTGGTACTTGGTTTCTTTTACTGAGATAACCTCGCCGGTACGCTTTTCGAGAAATTTCTCCACGCAGCGCGCGCCGGCCCCGTCGTAGGTTACGTCCTCGATGAGGTAGGTTTCGGTTTTGGGTTTACCGGGTTTTTGGCTGCCGTCGTCTTCGAGCGTAAAATCGACAACTTTGAGCTTCACTTCGTAAAACATGGGAATTGGGGGGTAAAGGTAAGAAAAAAAAAATTAAGCTTGCTCGTCTTCTTCAAACGAGGTTTCCGGGTTAAGCGCTAGTAGCTCCTGCGGGGTGACCAGCGCCTCGTGGGCTTCGTAGGTAAGAACGATACCGTTGTAGGGCGTACTTACCCGCGGCTCCCCGTGCAGGGTAAACGCACGGGCTACCACCCCACTGTACTCAGCCTGCGTGAGGGCCACGCGGCGAATGCCCGTAAGCAAGTAGCGCATATCGGGGTCCATCGTCATGGCGTAAGTTACCCCATTCTGGTTATCAACGGCATTATTGACGGGCGGTAACGTAAAGTTTACCTTGCTTTGCAACTCCGCTCGAACCGCCGCCTGCTCCTGCTCGTCTACTTCCAGCACCTTCGTCACGCTGGTATGCAGCTCAATGGCGTAGGCGCCGTCGGGTTGCTGCTGGCGCACCAGCAGGGTCTGAATGGTTTGCAGCGGGAAATAGAACCCCTGGTCAGCCGTTACCTTAAAGTTGCCGCGGCGCGTGGCTTCTAGTTCCCCCTGCCGCAGGGTAGCCTTGTTGTTTTCATCAAAGCTGACCACAGCGTTGTCGTTGGTGGTAGTCTCAATTTTGTGCATGAACACGACAGGACCCAGGTCCTTGTTGGCGGGGTCCGCAGCCTTTTCCCAGCGGGCCCGCCATTCCTCGTCCGTGAGCTCACGCCACACCCCGTCAATCATAGCGCAGCGCTGCATACGCACGTGACTCAGCCACCACTGACGAGCCATTTTACGCGTCTGCTGGGTTTGGCGGCCCTGTAGCATATCACCCAGGGTTTGCTTAGTTTCACTCAGCACAGATTGGCTAATAGCCTGGGAAGCCCCGTCCAGACCAATCGTTTTCTGGTTAGCCAGCGCACTCTTCGACACGTCGGTGAAGGCAAGCGTAGTCATAGCCAGCTGGCGCTTGATATTTTTTGCTATCTTGTCAAACATACTTCCAAACATACGAAAAATTAACCAAGAAGCACTTGCTGGTAAAGTGCCTGCAATTGCTGCGCGGCGCGTGCCTGCTGCGTGGGCGCCGGGGTTACCGCTTGTTTGGAGTGGGGTAGCACCAGGGTACGGGCCAGCTGACGAGCACTGAGGAGGGGCGTCTGCGGCGCGTTAAAGACGTTTACCCCAAGCTGGGCGCATAAGCCAGCGAGCAAGGCGTGGTAGCCCTGGTGCTCCAGTATGTCGAGGCCAGGCAGCACCAGGGCGTCGAGCTGACGTAACTGCTGGAGCTGGTGCAGGGGACTAGGCTTTGTCGTGCTACCGGTAAGGGGCGCAACGGCTACCCCGGCCAGGGCCTCATACGTTTGATTGGCTGGGGTGTGCTCGTAGTTTTGGCGCACCGTCAAAAAAGGGTAGGGGGGCAGCGGTGTACCCTTGGGAACCCGGCGTAGTAGCCCGCTCAGTGACTCGTGACGCTGGTTATACAAGCGCAGGGCCAGCTGCAGACCCGCTTCCCCTTGTTGACGCACTTGCTGAGAAAAATCAGGACTCGGTACCACCCGCACTTGCTGCTGGTCGAGCTCATAGCCCACACCCCCGAGCAGGGTCCAGCGAACCCCACGCCCACCGCTACCGCGCAGGTAAGCGGCCGTGGCGCGCAGGTACGTTAATTCGGCAGCCTCATCCGTGGGGTATACCCCCACTACGGGAAGCTCCCCGGGCTCGGGTAAAGGGCGCGTCGGGAGCTGCGGCACGTAGACGGGGCAGACGAGTACGTGCACGTCTTTACCGAGCAGGGTGGTTACGTACGTTGCGGCGGCTGCCGAGTAAACCCGTACGTAACCGGCAGCCTGGCAGAGCTGGCGCCGCAGCTGGGCCAGGCGACTAGGGCCGGCCAACTGAGCATCCAAGTCGACGAGTACGCGCACGCCGGCCTGTCGAGCCTGGCTCACCCGCTGCAGTAAATCCGACTCGTAATCGAATTGACGCAAACTCAGGTGAACCAGGCGGTAGGCCGCAGGCAGCTGGCCCCAATCAGCATGGGTCTGAATGTCAGCCTGCAAATGGTCAGGGCCACTAACGGCAGGGTGGCTTAAGAGCTCAGCGCTGGCCCGTAGGCCGTAGTAGCCGCTGAGTGTATCGGGGCGGGGGTGAAGCAGTAGTATGTGCACATCCCCGTATACGAAATCCAAACCCTAGCTTCCCGGCTGCGGGGTTACTTGGGCAGTCTCTACTACTGGGCTTGACTTGGGTGGCTTTACTTTGGGTGGCGACTCGACTCGAACGGCTGTCGGCTCAGGAGGCGCCAACTGCTGACGGGCTAGCTCATCGGAGAGGTGAACCACTACCAGATTACCCGTGAGCTGGGCAATGCGCTGGGAGTGCGAGAGCTGCCCGCCGGGTAAGAGGCGCGTCTCAGCAGGGGCCAAAACAAAAAAGTGGCCCTGGTGAAACAAGGGCAACGCTTGGTTACCCGTATTGGTTAGCTGCAGTGCCATGGGTTTACTGGGAAATAAGCTGAACCCACTCGTCGCCGTAGCGAATGCCGTCGTAGCCTTTCTGGCGCGCCTGGCGAATGACAGCCTGGCGCAGGTACTCCTCGCGGTGCAAGCTTACGTTGCGTGCGGCCCGCGCCACGTCCACGCCCTTGTTCCATTCCTCGTAGACTACCGAAGCCGGGGTACGTTCGTCGGTGAGCAGGTGGGCGGGTACGGTGAGCAGGTTCTCAAAATCAACCTGAAAGCCTTGCGTGTGGTAGGGCAGCTGCTTGGTATGGTAGAGGTCACCTACCCGGGCTCCATTCTCGGCGTCAAGTCGTCCGAATAAAGCTAAGCTCGCGGGACCACTGGCGAAATCGCCCACCACTTCCGCCGTAGGTGTCAATACCTGGGGCAAGTCAACCTGCCCCTGGGCTAGTTGCTGGTCGAGCTCGCCACGTTCCTGAAGTTGGTTGAGCAGGGCAATGGCGGCTTTGGTAGGCAAATGGAGCAGCAGGCACGTTATCTGCCCGCCACCCCCGGCTTGCGCAGCCGCAAGCGCGCGGGCGCCAGCCTGGTCAATGGCTTGAAAATCCTGCGACACAAGCACCGGAGTCTGGCCCGTAAATGGGTCGCCGGGTTGCAAATCAGTTGGCGAGGTAATGGGCACGGCCAAGGCCGGGGGCGAGCTCGGGGCGGGAGTACCGGCAGCAGGTGTCGGCTCATCGGTGCTGAGCTGCGAGACCGGTAGGCTCGCCTCGGTCAGCAGTACGCCACGCGTGGTAAGGTGTTCGCGCAGCAGGGTGAGCGGCTGGGTAAAAGAAGCCAGAGTAGGCATATAAGTCAAAGGAATAGTCGTGCGTAAATAGCCTTAAAAAGCCCGGCTCACTTTCGGGCGGTTTTCACCCGGCCCCGAATAAACTAGCGACTTCACGCGTAAGGGGAGCTGTAAATTATTAGGTGTGCGGTAGGCCTGCCCGAGGCCTTTTTGTACGTAGGCGAGCGTGGCGTGGGGCAAATAATCCGGGTAATTACTAGTGTAGGCATAGCGGGCTTTACACCAGGCATTGAGGCGCGTGAGTTCGACGCTTTTTAAATTGAGTTTGACCACGTCGCACTCGGCATTGGCAAACACGTCGCAGCCCGTGGCTACTACCGCCCCCAGGCGCGTAAGCTCGGGCAGGTTAAGCGGAAGCTTACGCAGCAGCTCTTCGCCAAGTCCGGGGTAGTCGTGGAAGCCGAATAAAACGGTGCAGTGGGCCTCGTACTCACGTCCAAACTTAGGGGAATCAGGTTGGTAGAGTACGTGCTCGGGGATGCGCCCTACCAGCGCATCCCAGGTGGGTACGTGCAGGTTGACCATTAAACAGCCGTAATCGTATGCGGGAGATGCTGCCACCGGCTGGTTACTTTTTTTGGCCCATGTTCTTGAGCCGCTCCAACTCTTCACGCACAACCAGGTGCAAGGTAGTCTTGACCAGATTTTCCAGCAGCGGAAGCAGCGTCTTTTGCTCCAGTATTTCGGCAAAAAGCACTTCGCGTACTACCTGGCGCACGTCCTCCGTATTGATGGGAGCCGTAGGGGGCGTGGGACCGGGTACGTGGTGCTCATACAAAGACCTCCGACTAGCAGGTCCCGCCGGGGGTGCCGCAGCAGGTGCCATGCCCGGAAAAAAGCGATTCAGGGCCGAGGCGGGTACCTCGCCGGCTTCGTACTGACCGGCCGAACCCCGCTGGCCATGGGCCGGTAAGCCAGGGCCAGGGTACCCGCCGGGCGGGGGTGTGAACTTCTCGGCGGGTCGTTTCACGGGCGCCGCTTCCTGTAAAACCACCGGGGCTGGCTGGGTGGGCGCCTGCGCGGCTTTACGAGCGACCCGGCGCTGCATCTCGGCTTCCAGACTAGCGGCCACGGCCAGCGGGTCATTACTTTCAAGCAGGGTGGGCCGGCGCGGGCCCTTGCCCGGGGCCTGGGCGGAGCTGGCCCCGGGCAAGCCTTTATTGGCTAGCTCGACGGCTTGCTGCCCGGCCGCAATGGCATCGGGGGTTGGGTTGCCTTTAACAATATTGGCAAGTTGTTCGCGGGTAAACATAGGGGGGGAACTAGTGGGGGTCTGCCCCCATATACGTAAGCGACTTAACGGCCCGTCTGCGGCTCAAGGGCGTAGTAGATGGTGGCCATGTGGCGGTCATGCGGATTATACTTGCGGCGCTGACAGGTAGCCTGGTCGGCGGCAAAGCGCTGGTTCGTATTCTGAAATGAGCTGATGCGGTCGAGCCGGTAGAGGCGCCAGCCGGGCTTGCTACGCAGCGGGTCCACGCCATCACCCTGCGGGGTGGCGGACTTGCCTTCACGCAGCCAGGCGCGAATGACGTCGCGCCCGGCCTGGTTGCGCCCAAAAGCAAAAATCTCGACACTACGCCAGCCGGCCGCTTCGTGGTCGTCACCGCTGTAGTAAATTTTATTGACCACGCGGTTTTTAATCGACGTGGTAATGCGGTTGGCCTGAACAGCCTCACTCAGCAGCTGCCGACCGACCCATTCCAGCAAGTGCGCATCCGAAGCTGTAGCCAGCATAAAAAAAGGGATTAGACCGTGTCGGCCAGTGAGTAGGGACGGGCCGCCGAATACTTATTCATGGCCAGCCAGCGGGCAATAGCGCGCTGCTCGGTAAGCGTACCGATTTGCCCGTTGTAGTAGCCGCGGCCACGGTCATCTCCGTCACTGAGCGCATCACGGGAGCTGCTCGTATAGGGATTAGCGGCACCGTAGCGGTTAAGCGTGCTGGCCACTACCCGACGGGCATTGGCAATATCAAGTAGACGGCTCATGGTGGGAAGGTAGAATGTAAGGGTGTACCCTAAATAGGGCCGCGCACACTCGTATTTAGGGTACTATGCAAGCGCCCTTCAAAAACGACACCCCCATCCTGCCCCAGGCAGTGGGCAACGCCTACCTCAACGAGCTCATCGCCGACTCGGAAGGACGGAGTAAATTCCTACCCCACCCCGTGGGGCTACGCGACATGGACAAATCCCTGTTGGAGATGCTGCGCGAGGGCGAACTCAGCACCACCGGGGCCGGTAGCTCCCCGAAGCCGGTGCCTGTTAGCTGGCAGCATAGTGAGCGTAGTGGTGCCCGGGCCTTGAACTGGCAGCTCTTAGGCGTAAAAGACCAGAACCAAACGCTCCCGCTCATCACCCTCTTGCGCGGCAGTGAGCTACCTGGCACCTTGTACGGAACCAAGAGTGTTATCCCACAGAATCAGTCCTACACCTACGTCAACATTCCCACCTTTAAGGACCAGCAGCGCGGCACCGAGCGCTGGCGCATTCCGCAGCCCACGCCCATTGACGTACCTTACACTGTCACGATGGTAGCGCGTTATACGCGTGAGCTCAACCCCTTTATCGAGCGCTTTGTGCGAGCCTTTGCCTCCCTACAGCTTTTCCTACCCGTCAACGGCCATGCGTTTCCCCTGACGTTGCGCGAGGGGGATAAAGACGGCACGATGGAGGAAATCGAAGGTGACCGCTACTACCTTAAAAACTACACCCTGCTGCTGCAGGGCTACCTACTCGACGAAATGGAATACACCCGCGTTGAAGCCCGGAACCGCAATATCATTTTGCTCGAAGCCAACGAGGAACAACTTGCGCGACTGGATACAAAAGGTACCGTTCGCATACTCCGCCGTTCATAAAAGCTATTGTCACTAAGTTTTCTTCACTCTTAATCATACCAACAAATGGAAGAACCTGGTAGCGGGGCCGCGCCCACCCTGTTTAGTGTGGTAAATACATGTGACACTACAACAGGTGTTAGCCAACTTTCCTTCGTCTGCAACAAAGTAATCTCAGACTCAGTTGCCGGTGTTGTATTAACACACGACGAGACTCAGGTCAACGTTTGGAGTGGAATAATCCCAAAAAACAAAAACGCAGCCACTTTTACTGTCACCGCCACGCCAAACGGAGCTTATACGCTAACGGCCGATAACGGCGAAAACAGCATAAGCATACCAATTGTAATTAAGTGCCTTAGTAGCTGCGACCTGGTTTTTGTTGCAGCTGAAAAAACAGACCCAGCAACGAGCGGGGGACTTGGGTCCGTTCTTCTTCGTTATGCCACAGCCACGCCATTCGTTGTAGGCATAACTGTGAGCGGCCCCGTTACGCGAGCAGCCAACTACAACAACACGGGGCAGGCTCTGGTGGAAAACTTACCGGCAGGTCAATACCACTACACAATTGCCTTAGCCCAAGATTCGTGTTTGGTTGAAGGAGACTTCACGCTCAACGACCCGGTAATAGTAGTACCGCCACCGCCGCCGCCACCAGCGTGTACGCTACAACTAACACTAGCTCATTACGAAGTAGCCCGTAACCTCACCAGCCCAGGTAAAGTTGCTTACGTAATAGGAGGTGCAGTTGATGCCAGCGTTAACGTGAACCTAGTGCGCTTATTGACCGGTCAGCAAACTACTTTAGTCGATACTGCAGTAGCTGGTAATGGCAATTTTGAACTAAGTAGCCAGGAATTAACTGCCGGGGACTACCGCTTACTTATTAGCCAAAATGCGGGAACCACGTATGCCTGTGCCAGCAGTCAAGACTTTAGTCTGATTGCGATTCCCGTTATTGTAGAACCGCCGATAACCTACGACCCGGGGCCGGCCCCAGTACCCTACTACGGCGAGCCAATTGATGCAGTACTGGGGCCAGGTGATAGCTTCCTGCTACTACTGTTGCAACAGAACCTACAAACCGGCCACGCCCTCGCCCAGGACCTTAGCAGCACGCTTACCCGGGCCACCGCCCCAGCTGGCATAAGCTTTACGCCGCTTGTAGGTAGCACTGCGGCCTTTGCGGCACTAGGTGTGGTAAGCGGCGAGACGGAGTCACGCCTGGGTGAAGTGAGTGGCTTCAATACCAACACTCCCTACGTAGTGGGCGAGTACGGCGTCACCCACGTGGACGAGCAGGTAGTGGAATACGTGCTCGACGAGATAACGTACCGCACGGAGCGCAGCAGTGGTTTGACGCAGTACCGCATCGGTTACGTGGACCCCATCGAGGCAGGGTTGCTACCGCTCAAAGCGCTTTACGGGCGTGACGAACTCATGTACCACGAGCAGCGACCACTGGTCAATGGCATAGCCATTGACCGGCAGGACCAGCCCGTATTACTCGACTTTTACGCCGTGGCCCGAGCCACGAGCCTCGACCAGCTACCTACGCCGGATTAGGGGCACTGTGCTGCTGGTAAGCCACCAGGGCCGCTTCGGTCACGTGATAGATTTTACGGTATACGTTGGCAATGGTCTCCGTCGTTATCTCGGCGTAGCCCATGCTCACCAACTCCTGGTAGGGTTTGGCTTACCAGTCGTAGTTGAATCCGCGTACGGGCATACCGCCTTGCTTATCGGCCGAAGCGGCACGGCGAACAATAAGCTGATAAAGCGCCTGGAGCGTGTCCTTGGTTAAGGGCTTTGGAACGGCGGCGGCCTACGCCGCTTGCTTCCTGGCGACCAGATTCTGGGTGCCAAGTGCCCGCAGGTTTTCAATTGCGCCCTCGCGCAAGGCAATCGGGTGACTCATCACGGGCACTGGTGTTTTATCAGTACTCACGTAGGCCGGCGCCGACGAAGCGCCCAACGGCTGACTACCAGCTTGCGTAGCACACCCGCAGCTCATGCCCTCGGCCAGGCCCTGGGTAGTTTCAGCCGTAAGGGTGATGGCAAGAAGTGGGGTAGTGATTACGACCGTACCCGTGGTTTCGTCTTTGGTGAACTGGAGCGTAGGGAAAACCGAAACCAGGGCCTGGGCAAGTTGCACCATCTGAGGACTTGTCATGCGTCGTAACGAGTAAGGGGGGAATACCGTAAATAGGTGGTACCATCTACTAGTTACCCATGAGCATGTTACCCCAACTCATAGCCCATTACGAGGACGCTGCTTTTTTAAAAGCAGATGGCTTTGACGAGGCCATTATCGGCGTCGACGAGCAAACCATGCGCCTGATTTACTCCGTAAGCAAAGTACTCGCCATCCTGGGCCAGGATATGAGTGAGGACGAAGCCCAGGAATATTTTGACTTTAACATCGCTAGAGCTTACATGGGGGAGCAAACCCCTATCTGGTGCCAGGATGTGGACCTGCTATAGTAAAAAGCCCCCTTGGTTATCCACCAAGGGGGCTTTTTTGTGAACGGTAGCGGCGTAGGTTGTCAAGTTTTTACCTACAAAAACTTGACAACTGCCTTTTAGTACCTCACGCCGGGAGTAGGGTGAGGTATTCAAAAGGTATGGCCTTAGTCTTGGCATAGTCACTAACAAAATCGACCACGGCTTTCGTTTTGGTGAATCCCACAACCCGGCCTTTGCCACCCACATCCACTTTAGTCACCTGACCACCGTAGGAGCTGATGAGCACGGAAGCCCCTTTATCGAGCAGATACCCTTTCTGGTCGATTCTATCAGTGTCACGCCGGCAAAGAAGGAGGGTCCGCACCGGGACTTCCATTTTCTCGCCCGTTTCGAGACGAAGCTGGGCTAGCTGGCTATCCAGACTGAGTATATCCCCAAAGAAGCCGCCAGTACCAGCCAATACGGTTACGCGTACCCGCCGGCCCTCAGCCAGGACTTTACCGTGCGAATCCAGTACTGTCGTCATAGTAGGTTATTTTTAAACTGATAACCTAGTTTACGCACTCTGGAACAGGCTCGTTACGCCTATGGTGGGCCCGACTGGAGTTGAACCAGTGACCCGCTGATTATTTGTTGGCCTGTAGGGAGTCGAACCCTAATCTCTTGATTATGAGTCAAGTGCTTTGAACCACCTAAGCTACAGGCCGTTTTTTACGCTAGCTCACCAGTAAGCGAGCTAAATGGAAAAGTCAACACTTGAAAACATGGTCTCACGAGGACTCTCATCTCGTCAAATGGCAACCTAGTCAGGGATGAGTCAAACAAATATTCGCCATTGATTGAAAAAATACAAACTAACGACGAATACAGTAGAACTCAATAATACTGGTGTGTGCAAAATATGCATGTTACCATTAATACAGCAACAGGTAATGTACTGTTCTGGCGCTTGTAAACAAAAAGCTCACTACAACACTAAAAAGAATACCAATACAACTTTTTCGCAAAACAACAGAGGGGTTACCCGTAAAGCTGCCGTAGTCCAAAAGATGGGTGGGTGTTGCTCACGTTGTGGTTACAACAAGAATATGGGTGCTTTACAATTTTATCATCAGGGCGAAAAAAACTTCAGTCTTGATATTAGAGCTTTTAGTAATCTCAGTTTATTACGACTGGAGCAAGAAGCTAAGCTATGCGTTATTTTATGTGCTAACTGCCATGCTGAGCATCAGTACCCACACTTTAATCATTGGAAGTAAAAAAAGTGCGCCTGCTGGGACTTGAACCCAGGACCCTTCCATTAAAAGTGGAATGCTCTACCAACTGAGCTACAAGCGCGGTAAAAAATGTGAGGGGGCGGTGGATTCCGAGACCACGCGCTTTCGATTAACAGTCGAATGCTCTGCCGCTGAGCTACGCCCCCTTTTGTTGGCTTATTAAAAAAGTGGTCACGGCAGGAGTTGAACCTGCGACGCCTACGTTATCAGTGTAGTGCTCTACCAGCTGAGCTACGCGACCTGGTTAATTCTCTACCCCGGTTAGGTAAAGAGTGGTGGGACACTCCGGTTTTGAGCCGGACTCTCTGCTTTTTCAGAGCAGCGCTTTCACCAGATTAGCTTGAGCCCCGGTTAAGTGAGTGGCCGCGAAGGAAGTCGAACCCCCAGTCGGTCGCTTCGTAAGCGACTGCTCTATCTAGTTGAGCTACGCGGCCAAATTAGGCATAAAAAAAGCCCGGTAATCACCGGGCTGCTGGACTCTCATGTAGGCACACGAAGTTAAGCATCCCGGTCAGGGCTGTTTAAAATTGCGGCGAATGTTTATGACGAGCGAGTACATGAGCTTTTTCTGTGGGGTTAAGTAGTGCAAATATACGCGCCTTTCCCCAAAGTGGTTTTATTTAGTTAAATTTTCCTCTTGGCCATACACTAAGTAATTGATAGCCAAGAGGAAAATTTACAACTTATAGTGGTGGAGCTAGGTGTTGGGCGACCGTTCCGGGTATAGAAATGGGGAATAAAGTCTGCACGCCAGCGGTATTGCTGAATATGAAGCTACTAAACTTAGTGAGCTCGATGACCCCAGCAGGGGTTATGCGCACGCCAGGCTTACCGGCCACACTTACGGCCTCCAGCAAACCACTTGCGATAAGCTCGTCGAAGAGACTGAAGAGGCGGTAGTCATTGTGGTAGTTCTCGACCAGCAAGGTTTTATTGGTCGACACGTTTGCGTAGCGCAGGATGAGTACGTGCGGCGCAGGTTGTGTGGTAGTAGGCATACAGGGCAGGGTGGTTAATGGTAAGCCTAAATAGGCACCTCTTTGGTTGCCCGGCGCGCTTCGGCCCAGGCGGACCAGCTGTTATAACCGTCCCGGCCCTCCGGGAAAATGGGCACGCCCAGAATTGGCAGGTGCTCGGACTCAGTCCGCGGAATATACTCCGACTCAAAGGGTCGGGCGATGATAAAGTCAAGCACCGCTTTTACATCCTCAGGCCAGATGACTACCTTGTCAGCGGGGTTATGGCCCCACTTGTTTTTAATGGTTATCTCGTATGGACGCTGCTGAGCGTCGAAGTTCTCGATGTCAACCCGGGTATAACCTGGGTGGTCATCGTGGGCGTAGAATTGACGCTGACTTTCAACAGCATAAGGCTCGTGGGCGGGAACGAGACGGAAACGGGTGTAATCAGCGTAGTGACGACCCACTTTTAGTGGTTTAAGCTGACGTACCGTGCCGGGGTTGATGTAGGGCTCGTAGCCGGTCAAGCCAACGAAAGCAGCCAGTTGACAGAGCTCGCCCAGGCCAATGGTCACTCCGGAGCGGGTCCGAGACTCGTTGAAAATCACTTCCGGCTCATCCATACGCCCGGAAAACTGGAAGCGCAATCCTTTGCGAACTTTAAACTGCATCGCAATAGTGGGGTGCGGCGCAATGACGGGAATCTCAACCGTCGATGTAGGGGATGCTGTCATGAGTCAAATATACAAAGAAAGCCCCTCACCCTGAGGGGCTTTCTCGTTAATGGCTACGAAAAAAACACCCCCCGGGGACGATTATTTTGAGGTTGTTTTTTGGGGCGATGCGTATAAGTATAGTGGGCTTCGTAAAGAGCGGCTGAAAAACCCATGTCGATACCGGGGAAATTATGCAGGAATCCCGGGTGCAAATCTGAGCCGTAGAGCGGGCGCTCCCCCTCACTTGGGGCCTGGTTATGAAAAAGCGAGCGCATCACTTCCATGGCGTCCTCAAAACTTACGTCCGGGAGTCGGCGGGTCGTGAGTTCCAGCGTATAAGGCACCTTGTCGATGACAAGCTTTTCGTGATGACGAAGGGATTGATAACCTGGAGCACGCAATTCCAGACTGTGCCAGGCATCCAGTGGCAGGGGGAGCTTAGCCGGCAAGCCGGCCGCGAGCTGAATCGTGCCTTCCGTACCTTCCTGCATGTCTTTATCACGCCAGTAAGAATAATAAAGTTCGAAGACGGTGTTTGTTTCCGTTTCATTACTTACCGAGAGCTGGATAGTAGCATTTACCAGGGTGAAGAGGTCGAGGTGGGTTTCCATTTTAAGAAATTAAATAAGAAACACCTATGTATACGAAAATACCGCTACATTCGTTACGTAACGAATGTAGCGGTATTTTTTAGTTAGTCCCAAGTCCAGCGCAAACTGTGGCGATGATGCGAGAGGAAAGGGTAATCAGAGTCAGGGTCTTGCATGGCGAAACGCAGGCCCCGGACCTGGTCAACCCGGTTGGTCCCCCAGAACTGGCGCCGGTAAAACCAAGCGCGGGTCGGAGCGTAACCCGGTTGCTTGAAACAGGGACGCTTTTGGACGGCCGTCCAAGCCCATCTTTTTTTGGGTTGATGCATGAGAAAGTAGGATAGTACCTACTTCTCGGCCGTAGTGGTGTGATGTCGAATCATGGTCGTTACTCGTCCCCTAAGCCAAGTCCCTCGTAAATACGCTTGACCTGGTTGTGAAGCTTGGTTTTGTACTGCTGCTCACTCTCACTGAGCTCCAAGTCTTTGTTGTCCTCGTACAAGGCGTTATCATCACGGAGCTCGATTTCACGTAGGGCCTTGTACGTGTTCTCAAATTGGCAGTAGCCCATGTTAACGCTCATAGGGAAAGAGACTGAAGTGTTGAGCAAAGTATACGCATCAACGTAAAGTTACGTTACCGACCGGGGAGCATTATTAACCCTTACGGCGCTCATGATTCAGGGACGGGTCCAGTACGTGGACCATGCGCGGGTAGATTACCAAACCTTCAATTTCGTCGGCCATTCGCTGGGCGCACTTTTGAAACTCACCATCATTGTATGTAATTTGTCCACTACGAACGGCCTCGGCGCCAGTACGTAGGAAATTGGCAAAAACTTCAAATTCCTGCGCATCTTTGAACTGGATAACCAGTTCCTTCATAAAAGGTGCTTGTGCTACGTACATGGTTTACTAGAATGAAGTACAGCACCTTATACGAGAACCAGTCATCGACAATACCAATAAGTTATCCAACCTGGAATCGAACCAGGACTCTACCCAGTCAAATTGGGTTGTTTTGCCAGTTAAACTATTGGATAATAGATAATTAAATACTTTAACTTTCTATCGTTAAACTAGAACAGATTGATAAGCTAAGTAAGCATAGGTTTAGTGGCGCTTCAAATTCAATCTCATATCCCTAACTAAGACAGCTGCCTCATACCTCTCTTCTTCCACGACTAAGGCTTCGTATTTCTTCAATCTTTTAGCAAATCGCTTCCTTGCTTTGTCTACGTATAAACGAAGACGGGTTGTTTCTTCTTCCTGCATAATCAAGCGTGTTGCCGGTTACCCCATCGGACAGTAATCACTATACTAGCGAAACAGCTCCGGATACTTATTATGCGGCCAGTCCTCGTCACGTAGACCGACTAACATAGCCTTCGCACGCGCAATAGCTTCCGGAAACATTTCACGGCCCTGAAAACGCTCGGCGACGGCTTTAAGCCGGGCCTCCGTTTCCGAGCTCATGGGCAGCGGCTCCTTGGGGCGAATGAGCACGCTCTGGGCTTGTGCTTCGAGGTCAAAAATACGGTCGTAAGCTTGCGCAGTCATGACAAGATTAATTTTACTCCACGGGGGAAGTAGTGAATACAGGTAATGAGTGAGGGGAGTAGCACACCCACCGGTAAGTTGACCATACGGTCGAGGAAGCGACGTGGTTTAGTCATCAGCTAGGTGGGGATGGGTTTAAGCAGTGCCTCAACTAAGTACTCTTTGACAATCTCAGCCTGGCACTCGGCAAAAGTACCTTCAAAACGTCGCCCACGAGTCCAGTGCTCACTCCATTGATAGCCGGTTTGGCGATGGTGCTTGTTGGCCCAGATGTAAAACCTGGCAGCTGGTTCAGGGGTCATAACAGAAAAAAAAGTCGGGGTGGCAGGATTCGAACCTGCGGCCTCCTGCTCCCAAAGCAGGCGCGATACCGGGCTACGCTACACCCCGAGGTGGTTGTTATAAAGGCTCGACGAGCGAGGCTAAGGCAGCCGGTCGCTCCTTTTTAGGGAGTCGATTCGCCTGCTCCCATCCCCAGGCCCAGGGGCAGTGCTGCGTCATTTTGGGTAAACCCACGCACCGGGCCCGAAAGCCAACGTTGCGCTCGGTTAACTGGCCAGTTCGAAAAGGTTGCCGCGTGAGTTGGTGAATTAAATGCATACGTTACTTACCTTACTTGGTACGGATGGCAGGGGTCGAACCTGCACACCTTGCGGCACCAGAGCCTAAATCTGGCGTGTCTACCACTTCCACCACATCCGCTTGTGAGGCACTTTCTCCTCCCGTCAGGGCCCGTCTAGTTTTACGCTTGGAAAACGGTTTCCGAAAAGCCTGGGTCGGATTGGCTGGATTTGAACCAGCGACCTCGTGCATCCCGAGCACGCGCGCTACCAGGCTACGCTACAACCCGAAATTGAATCACTTATATATCATCAGAGGCGGAACAAATGGTGCAGATACTAAAAAGCCAGGCATCTCTCCACGCGCTGGTCCCGTCAGGCTGCAGGTGGTCACAGGTGCGAAGTTTTGTATAATACAACTCCTTCGTCTCAGCCGCTTCCTTTTCCAAGGCTTGGTAGCGGTCGTGCGTTTCGTGAAAATCAGCTAGCTGTTCATGGGTCATGGAATCAAAAGTACGAAAAAAAGTGGAAGTAGCAGGACTCGAACCTGCGAACCCGAAGGACCTGTGTTACAGACAGGCGCAATTGCCGCTATGCGATACAACCAGGTAAAAAAAGGGTAGGAAGTGGGGCTCGAACCCACGACCTTCGGAATCACAATCCGACGCTCTAACCAGCTGAGCTATAACTACCGTGTGCGTCTTAAAAAGACTTGGTTTGAAAGTTAAAATAAACAGGTGGGTGCACGAAGCGCAGGCCCCGGGCCTCGACCTGCGTATGGTCACCCGTGCGAACTGCTTCGGCCAGTACCCGGGCGTCGGCGTGCATGCGCACCACCGTGGCAATAATACCGTTGCCGGAACGGATGCGCTCCCGAGCGCGGGTAATGTCGGTTTCAGTAACCATTGGGGTGAGCAAGTAGAAGGTGTAAAAACAAAAATCCCGCTTGGGGCGGACCAAGCGGGATTTCAATAATCAGGGGAGATACTCGACGGCCTTAGCCTACTTCGATGTCCTTCCGACTAATCACAATCACGCTCAGCCCAGCTGCTTGGGGCAGGGGTTGATAATGATACGGCAGTGGGAGAGAAAAGGCAAACATGGCTAAACGCTTTTTTCGAGGTTCACCCCTAAGTAGGGGCCTTCTTGGTAGAAGTGTGACAAAGATACGCAAACTTTTTAAATAAAGTTTGCTAATCGAAAAAAAAGTAAAAAATTATTTTCAATGCGTCGACCACCAGGGTCGGTATTGATGGTCAAGTGTACGCCAGTAGACGGGGTAGCGTTACGAGCGACTACGTATTTACCCTAAATTGTTTTCCTTATGGCCAGTTCCGTTTACGCCACCGTCCGCCCCAGCTTAGTGCTGCCAAGTCAGGTACGTCTACTCTATACCTATGCGCCCGACCGCTTCACCAGGGCTTCGGCGCCGGTCGAACTCAATGCTACGCAGCTGCTCACACGCATAGCCGACCCGGCTTTTCCGACCGACGTACTAGCCGGCGCGTATAACCTGCAGCTACCGGGCAGTATTTTCAACACGCCCGGGATTTACACCCTACTACTGTATCCGAAAAGCACGCAAGTGGAGATTCGGGATTGCGGTGTGCTCAGTGGGGCGTCGAGCGTAAAAGGACTGGTACTCGACGGCACGGGCCTGGCCGGCATCATTCCGGACGCACTCGTAGCCGGTGGCTTACGCGGCTACCGCATTGAGTACTTTGATGCCGCCGGCGCTCGCCTGAGTGACTATTTTACGATTGTAACCTGGTCGAACCGGGCCCAGGCAATCTCGCAAAACCTGGGTTCTACCACCCAACGAGCCGTCACCTACCAGTTTAATGACTCGGGTAATCTGCTGTTCTTAACTCTGACGCCCTCGGGCTCCCCCGCGGCCCAACCCAACCAGCTGCCCTTTATTGGCCAGAGCGGGGGGCAGATACTACTGACGCCCCCCAGCTTTGACGCCGAGATGATTGAAGTTGTAGTGGGGACCCATGACTTCGATACACTGGCACTAGGTCTCTACGGGGACCAGGCGCTCAACAACGATACGGGTGTGCTCACCACGTTCCGCCGCTTGCAAGATGGCTCACGCAAGCCTTTTAACCAAACCAAGCTCTTCGAAGTCGAGGACGCTACCTATAACCCACGTTACGTCGTGAAGGAGCAGCTTGACCAACCTGACCTCAACGAGAACTGGAACACGATTACCCAGAATCTGGAAGAGATTTAGCTTTAATCAGGATGCTAAGCGGCCCAGCGATGAGCAGTACGCTCGTACCCTCATCGCTGGGCATGAAGCGTAGAGTGGGAAAGACACTGACTAAAGCCTGGGCCAGCCGCATAGAATCATCCATGGGGGTAAGCTCCTCAAAAAGCTCCTGACGACGTACGCCACTAGCCGTTGAAGTCTGGGTCTGGGGTAGAACGCCAGGACGGGTATTCTTTTCGTGGCTTACCCGAAAGCTATTCTCTTGTCCCGCGTTGTGACGCGTAGACTTTCGCCGCAGCTCTGTCGCCCGGGCCTGATTCAAGGCCTGGTTGAGCCAGGCCAGCATCGAAGCGCCACCCGCCAGGGCATACGCGGGACTAGCCGCCGCACCCACCTGTTCCAAATCACTTTTTATGCGCTTGGCCGCACTGTAACTCAAGCGTGGCTGCTGGAGCAGGGTACGGGCGCGCTGCGCGCCATCGGTTCCGGGGCCGGTCGCGGCTAATGCCTGGCGCACTTGCTGCAGAACCCGCTCGGGCACCTGGTAGCTCGACGCGTCGTAAAGGGCTTGATTAGCCATAGCAACTTAACGTAAAATACCTCCGCGGGGTACAGCGCTTACCCCGTACGTATCCGCCGGCTCACTGGAACTGGCCGCGAGCTGGTCGGTGGTATGCGCCACGGAGACTTCCCCCACATTGGGTTCCACGCCGGTTCCATAATCACCACGCTGGCGGATGGTCATGGTCTTGGGGTCGAGTAGCTCTTCAAAGAGGGCTTGTTTGGTATAACGCCGCAGTAGGGTGGGGGTTGAGCTCATACAGGTAAATAGGTCGTCTTAAGCGCACTGAAATTGAAAACCCTAAAAAGGAGCCGTCATTCCCGGTACTTTAAAACGATAGGTAGCGCCGATAGCCTCATAGGTGATAGCTGTCTCGTTTGCTAGCTGAACCGTTTTTACCGCATGTATACGCATCAAATACAGTTGACCTGGTTGCAAACTTGAAAGAGGTACCTGCGCGTTGACCCGCAGCTGGGAAGAGCCAGTCGAGGCGGGTATAGTGACCATGGCCAAGAGTCGAACTTCGCCTTCGAAGTCATAGTCCGTCTCCGCGGCAACTTCTATGTGAAAGACGTGGGCGACCCGACCCTGACTCAGTAGGTCAGGTGCATAACGGTCACTCGTCGTCCAATCGAGCGACCAGACAGGTGTAGTCAAGTTGAAAAAATCAGCACGGCCGGTATCAACCACACCGTAGCTAAGTACATACTGGTCACTGCGTTGGGGCTCACTACCACTCAGGGCAAGAAAATAAACGCCCGGTATACGCACTTGCGTACCGTCAGCTCGCGTAATATAGTCGCGCAAAGATGTCTCTACAGCTACCCCATTAATCCGTAGGCTTGTGCTGTCGGGTAGCGGAGCTTGGGCTAAAACAAAGCCGATAGCCTGCGCCGGCGTGCTCGCGCCGGCCGCACCAGCCAGAAACATGCGGACACCTGAAGCCGGTTGCTCGCCCACCACTACATCAACATAGGGATTGGTAATAGCCCGCATATCGTAAGTCTCACTTACCACACTTAACTGCTGGTAAGCCGTACGATACGTAGCTTTTAGTTCAACATAGCTCTCAAGGGCTATTGCAATGCGAAATACTTGGTTTTCAAGGGGATGACCAACTGGGTAAACGCTAGTATATTGACCCGTATCACGCGAGAGCTGACTTCCGTTAAGATAAAAAACAGGAGGTTGTAAAGCCCGATTAGTTAGGGTTACCACGCCATTTACTGGGGTAAGCGTCTCGGTAAAAAACTCAACCGGAGCAACTTTAACACTGGACTCCAACACTGGCTTGGCTGGCAACTGTATTGTTGGGAAATAAAAATCAGTCCCCGCGCGATAAGCCTCGAAATAAGTGCCTGGAAGTGGGCCATGCTCATTGGTTATGGCTAGTTCGTAGGGGGTCGTTGGAAAAGTAGTCGCGCGAGCTACTTGGGCATAGCGCTGCGGATAAACCACGGCGCGAAAATAACCGGCAAGGTCGTAGGGAAGTTGCTCAGGCTCGGGGGCAGCCCCGCGTTGAATATACTTACGGAAGTAGGTCTGCACCAAGTACTCGCGGTCGGGCAGGAGGGCGCTAAGCGGAACAAGACGCGTTACGCTGGCCACGTCTGCCACCAGCGTATACTGGTCAGAACTAAACCACTCACTTTGCACAAGCGTTGGGGTCTGCCCGGTCCGCACTTCGTACACACGGTAGCCCAGGGCATACGGTACCCGCCCAGCCTGTGGTAACACACTTTGAGCTGGAACCTTCAGCACCAATTGCTTGCCCTGCGCATCGGCCCCGAATTGGTAGACTACGGCAGGCGGCAGGATAGTTCCAGGCGTGAGCTCAGCGGCGCTGGTAGTCGTAGCGGCTGGAAAACTCAACTGCAGCTCAACCGCCTGGGCCCGCGGTTTAATCTTGAGCTGACGCGCGCTGGTAATGATGGCACTGCCCCCCACCTGCACGCGACCGGTAAGCTCGGGGGCATACACGATAGCCTGTAACGGTTCATGCGCCTCACCCGTTATCTCTACCATGCCAGCACCTTGGTCTACCTGGGTGCCCATGGCCCGCATACTGCGCAAGCGGCTACCGGTAAAATTGCCGCCCTGGCGGGAGCCAGCTCCACCTAAACCGCCCTCGTGAGGAGTGGCAATGGGTTGGGTAAACTCGCTGCCCACACTCACGCCCTGGCGGTAGCGATGCTTGGAAAGCACCAGCTGGGGATTGCTAATGGTGAGCGCCTGCTGGGTTTGGATGACAGTGGCCGGTAAGAGCTGCATGGCCAGCTGGCGCCAGTAGCGGTTAAGCTTACGTGAATAAGCCAGTAGGGCACGTAAGGTAACGGCATCAGCACCTACCTCCCGCTCGTAAGCCAGTAGCAAACCGTGTAGGGTAGGATAGCTTACAGCCGTTTTATGGGAACGCGCATCAATGAAGTACTGGAGCAATTTTTCGAAAAATTCCGCCGCACTCTCGGGCGGAATGGGAAATCCGCCGCGCAGACGCAAACTACCCGCGTGCGCCAGGCCCTGGCCAGGAAAACCATTGAGCTGACGGCAATAGGCGTAAAACGCATTGTCCCAGGCGCGGGCTGGACTTATGCTGAGTGAAATTTCCTTACTGGGCAGCACCCGGGCGCCGGCTGGCACCTGATAAGAGGTATGGCGCGTAAGGTCAGTCTGCGCATAGCCAGTGCTGCGTTCCAAGTCGGTAGGGGCCACCCACACTTTGCGGTTATCCACAAGACGCGTGAGCTTGCCCTGAGTCCGGAAGCTATCGAGGTAATTACCCACCTGCCCAACGTTCTGGTAGACGGGGGCGGCTACGGGCACGTTGTCAAGCGGGTCCCCGTAACCAAGAGGCGTGACTGGGTCTGCCAGTACAGTGGTTATAGTCTGGGGCTCCAGCAAATAAGCGTGCTCATCAAAGCGAAGCAACCCATTGGGCAGCCCCAACAGGTTAAGTACCGACTCCACGGCCAGGCGCGTGCCCTTGGCCCGGAAAAACCAGTGCGTGTTAAGTGCAATGCGGCGCCAGAGCTCGGCGTCGAGGTCCGGGGGGAGCACGCTAACTGAGCTACTGAATGCCTGGTCAAGGCCTACTGAGTAGAGACGTTCCAGTAATTGGTCTTCATCAAGCAAGGGCTGTACTTGCCAGCCCAGCGTCGCTGCCAGGCTACGCACCAGCTGCTCGGGCACGCTACGGGCGGGCTCATAATCCAGGTGATTAACCCGGGCCAGGGCGTCAATGAAGAGCTTCGTGTCATCTAATTGGCGGCCCCATACGCGTAGCAAAGCCGGTAGCTTTGCTTGCTGGGTTTCATCCAGGGCCAGCAGCGAGTCCGGCGGGGCGTAACGACTGAGCAAGAGGTCGGATTTGTAACCATCAAGCGCATCCCCAAGCAAATCAAGCTGCGCTACGTAAGTACTGAAACTAACTCCTTGACTAGCGATATTATAGCCATCGGGCCGGGGCCAGCTTACTTGCTGCTCCTCGATAATGGGGTCTGCGGTTTCAAAGTTTTCCCCTTCCACCGGCAGGCGAAACACGACAAGGGCCGTGTTTGGGAGCGGGGCCTGGGTACCACCGAGCAAGTAGAGACCTAACTCAGAAGTTGTCGTACGAAACTGACTACGCGCGTACTCCGCCGCCGGACGCAGCACATAGCGCAGGGCCAGGCTCTGGGTCGTATAGGCGGCAAAGGGGTGTCCTTTTAGGCGAACGGTAAGCAAGCCGCTCTGGGCGTTGGTAAGGCCAACCACTTCCAGTAAAGGGTACTCAATGCCTTCTAGTTCCAGTACGTAACGCTGGGTCTGGGTAAGCAAATCCGGCTGTCCGGGGCGGGACTCCTGCGCCAGAGTATGCAGGTTCAGGCCAAAGGGATTGGCGAGCGTATCCACGGGCAATTGACAGGTAGTGGCATCAGCAAGGGCCTCGTAGCTGTGCGTGATAACGGTACTCAGGCGGCTACCATCGGGCTGGGTTGGCTCAGCTACTAAGCCAGCGGGAAATGCCGCTAGCACACTGTTTACAGCAGCGCGCAGACGCAGACGCAAAGACCCGAAGTAGGCGTAGCCACTGAGTTCGGCCGGGTCGGCCGGGAGTCTAAGCTGGCGTTGGAAGCGCTGGGCGGCACGGGCTTCAGCCAGGTTGTCCACCTGCAAGTCGGCCAGGGTAATGTGCTGGGCGATAATGCCGGGTTCGGCAGGCGTAAAGCCGGGCGCCGGCAGCTGAGCCGAACGCAGGTTGGAGCTAACCTGGAACGTGCCCAGGGTGAAGAGGGTCGTCGAATCAGCGCGCTCAAAACCAGGATTACCGCCCGGCAATCCGCTCAGGGCCCGGGTTTTTCCGATGCGTTTGTATTTAAGTAATGCCACTGAGTTGGGGGAGCGCTAGAAGGGGCACCCAAAGGTAAATACGAAGTTGCGTAGCTGTACTTCGTATCTACCTAGTAGTACAACGCTTCTCGTATGACCTGGTTTGCTCGTCGCCCTAAAGTTCGACACCTTCGCCTTCGCACGGAACCCGGAACGGCTGATGACCAGTTCCTACAGGTCCCACTTACCGAGCACTTTGATTACCTGGACGTGCTCTCGCTAGAGCTCAGTCAACAGGACCTCTACGCCCTGCAGCAAGCCGATTACGGCGTGGTGGCCGGACGCGTGGTGGCCAATGAAGGGGTGGGCGTACCCAACTGCCGCATTTCTATTTTCATCCCTGCCCCGGCGCCCAGCGCTACGGAAGAGCCCCTGGAAGCTTACCTGCGCCAGCGCTACCCCTGGCAACAGATTGGTCCGGACGACGTAGATGAGAGCGGCCGGCGCTATAACCTGCTACCTGCCCAACCGGCGTTTCGGGGCTACAATGGCTTCCCCTACAACGAGCTCGGCATCGGGGCCACGCCGGTTACGCCCCTGGGCTCTTTTCCGGAGCGTGAGGGTGTGCTCACCGACCCTGTGGCCCAGGCCGTGCACGAGCGCTACTACCGCTACACAACCGTAACAAACGAGTCAGGGGACTTTGTGCTCATGGGCGTGCCAGTGGGCCAGCATACACTGCACCTGGATGCCGACTTAACTGACTTAGGTCGCTGGAGTTATTCTGCCGCCATGCTGCAGCAGGTGCTGGGCTATCCCGAAAGCCAGTTTGAGGAGAACGGCAAGCGCGTTAAGCAAACCACGGACCTCAACTCCATGTCCCACCTCATTACGCTCGATAACCGCGTAACCGTGCGTCCACTCTGGGGCCAGCGGGATGAGACAGGTAGCACAAAGGGTAACTTGTTGGGTATCACCCGTCAGGACTTTCGCTTCCCGGTGCCACTTCGCCCGCATTTCACCCTCGGGGGCTCGCTTTTCTCGATGGGCCGTAACCGCTGGTGGGGTGATAACTTACACTTTCGTCTTCATTTCGGGTTACGTAATCTGTGCGTACGTACTTCCGACTGGATTATTGGGGGCGGCTGTAGCTTCGGCATAAACTTTTGTGCCGGTATTGACGTGACGGTACTCACCATCGAGGTCGGCAATTGTGATAACCATCCCGACGACACGTTTTACTTTGGCTTTGGGTTTCGCATTCCCAATATCATCCCCTTTTTTCGCTTCGAATTCCGTGACGACTACTGCCGCCTCAACGGCGGCAAGTATGATTCGAGCCCCTTTGACCTCATCAACCACGGGGCCACATGTGAATGCGACGTAGATGCGGCCCTGCAGCACGTACCCGACGACGGCCTGAGCGCCGGACTCCTGCTTTCCTCGCACCGCCCGGAGCTACCCGTCGTTAAGCTCTTTAGCTTGACGGACGAAATTTCGGATGAGCAGGCCACGCGCTGGCTGAGCTTACTCGATGCGGGGCAGCAGCGCATCACGGAAAGCGACTGGGGTGAGTTTAACCCGGCCACGAGTGTGAAGCTCATCCCCAAGACCGGTTACCTGGCTCTGCTTGAACAAGGGCAGTTCATTCTGCAGCCCTTTTGTAACCGCCGGCCCATGATAACGGGCGAGGACGGACGCCTGGTTGACTCCCCAGACCCAAGCAAGGGCGTAATGACCGAGTTTCGGGGCTACCTGCACGTAAAAGGTAGCCAGGAACTTGATACACCCTCAACGGCCGATTCTACGGGACGCCTGGCCCTAAAAATACCGCAGTCATTTGACTATGGCTACGCCTATGACGCAGATGGTAATCCGCACTCGCAACAAGATAATCCGCGTACAAACGAGTGGATTTTTCGGCACGGACTTTTTCAAGCAGGCCGCCTGTATTCGGTTGCCCAACGCGTAGCTACGCGGCGCGCCACGATGAGCAACGAAGAAGAGCAGGAAAACGACATTGGCTTCCTTTCCCAAACTTTCCAACCCGACGCCGATGGCAGCGTCTACAAGAAAGGCTGGGACGTGCAAACGGGCCTGCTTATCTACACTGACCGCCCTGAGGGGCGCATCTACAAGAACGGCAGCACCTACACGCCCGAAAATACCACCCCGCAGCGTGATAATTTCCCCGCCAACGATACCACGTACCTGGGTCAGGAAAGCAACTTTTCACGCTCACCAAGCGCGCCGGTTAACACGTCCACGTCTGGAACAACCCAGTACGTGCGACCTGGCCCACCCCACACGGATTTTGACTGGAATACCTACCCCGCCGGCCTCGTTGACCAAGGCATTCACGTCAGTGAGCCTACGACCACCAGCATGTGGGTACAGAACCAAACCGTGGCCATTAAGTGGGCCCTGAGTGGAGGCGCTACCATTCCCGGAGGACGCGTGCAGATTCGCCTCGTAGTACTGGGTAACAGCAGTACTACGAGTCCGCCTTACTTGCTTTTTAACACGGATAAGAGTCAGATTTTCAGCCTCTCTTCGCGGCAAACATTCAACGCGGCGAACCCCGTCTACAACTGGGCTAGTTACCTAATCGCCAAGCCCAGTACAGTGCGTGTCAACGGCTTTACGAACGTGAATACGGCCAACATGGACTTCGACCTAACATGCCGTATTATCATCAATAGCCTTGATGACAGCACCGTATACGGCGTGAGCCCAAGCTTCACGATGCGCATTGTTTAATCCTCTCACCTACGCACTATTATGCCCCAGCCAGATGCCATCGTTCCCAGTGGAGAAGGCCCCGTTCTAACGGCCGGCTCGTTTAAAAACCAGTGGCTAAACTTTGCCCTTTACTTACCAAATCTCATTTTTATGCGCAAGCGCAATCCAGACAATAGTCTGTTTTGCCGCTGGCTGCTACCCGGGGCCGAGCGTTTGAGCGCCAATACCGAACCACTCGGGGGCGGGGAGGTAAGCACCGAAATGCTGGCCAACGGCAACGAGTACCAGACTGCTTTTGTAGAAATCGACAAAACTGATTTTCTCAACATGTTGCGCACCTTCCCCCAAAAGAATGGCTACAGCTCCGACGCCCTGCCGCCCTTGCTGGGGGTCTACCAGACGGACCCAAACGCGCGTAACCAGGGGGGGACGCTTGACGCGCCGGGAAGGCAGTATTTTTACCGCGGGTTGGCTAAGAGCGATATTTTACAGATGCTAGTGGAGTGGAACGTATTGAGTTGAGTTAGTCGAAAAGCACCTATTTACCCACGCACTTCTCTTATCCTGGCACCCTTGTAATGAGTCTTCACCTACAGTCACCTGCCGGCAGCACCGTGCTGGTCAGCCTCGTACCGGCGACCCGCGTAGCCCTGGATGCCGGTTTCGACTGGCAAGTAACCGACTTAACGCTGACGGCTTCCGTCTTGCCACTGAGCGCAGGCTGCACAGACGTATTACGCGGCCTGCCCGTAGCCCTAAAAGCGCTCGACCCCGCGCAGTGCCAAACTGAACAGGCGAGCGTAGAGCTCAGCGCTCGGTTCCGTGCCCCCTTTACCACGGGAGCCTATCGACTGGTTTTTCAGGTTAGTAGCCGCGAACTACCAGACTTATTTTTGGAGCTCGACGCGGGGCAGCTTTTCGTAACAGCCTCTAGTAGCCGCGGCAGTCGGGCCCCGGGCCACGGACTAATAAGTACACCATTACCGTCGCCCCCACCTAGCGTGGAATGCAGCTGTGAATGCCAGGACCAGGTAGTAGATACGCTGGCTGAACGAGACTTAATCCCACTGAATCAGCGCTGCGAGGCTATTTTTTTGGTTTACGTGCGTCAGGATGACTCTTACTGGGTACTTATCGGCGGAATTGCCAACACGAACTGGCGTCGCTTCGACGGGGGTGGTGGGGGCAGTCTGCCCAGCATTATTCGGGGCGGTAACGCGGACCCAAATAACTTCCCCCCCGATGCCCGCTGGGTCCTTTATTAATCACCACCTTTTTTTCTGAACATGTCGGATTTTAACCGGTTTCGGCCCCGTATAGACACCTATACTAACTGGGAGACCATCAACAACAACACCCCTGGCGGCCTTAAAATCATGCAGGGGGAAATCTGCGTTATTATCGCAGATGCAGGCTCGGCCGCAGCCGGCCTCTCCAACATTATCGCTGACATGAGCACGCCGCTCACTGAGCGACTCGCTAATACGGGAGAAGTGATGGGGATGAAGTACGGTAACGGCTACATCCTACGCTGGGATGAAATTCCGACCAACTACCACATCCCCAACATCAACTTTGCCAATGGCAGCGGCCGCGTACTGGGTACGCGCAATAACGGGGCTACGCACGTCTACAACCACCCGGGCAAGATGTTTAAAGCCATCTTTAAACCCGTCTACACGATGCCCGGGCTAAACGTTAGCCTCACTTCGTCGGGCAACAACATCAACGGAGCCCTCTACGAGGTCGGGCAGTCGGTGAGCGAGGTAAACGTGAACGTGCAGCCACTGCTGCAGTCCTACCGCATTAAACTCGGCCGAGCCTTTGAAATCACCCGTGGACGAGTGCAGCTTGGCGCGGACGAGACGGCTACCGACCCCAACACCATCGGCTCGTTCTCGCGCCCCGTAGCTAACTTCCTGATAAACCCCACCACGGGCGTCTACGACGCCGGCTCCGGAACGTATGGACGGCAATTTATTGCCGAAGTAACCGATGCCCAGCCCAGCGCGGAAGGCGGGGAGACTACGACAGGTTCCGGTACGCTCTATGCCCGGGCCACCTACCCGACCTTCTTTGGTAAGAGCACGCAGGCCCCGCCTAGCGACCCGGCGCAACTCGGCACTTGGCTTCAGGCCAATACAACGGCCATGATTCGCGGGCGTGATAACTACCCCATCGGCAATGTGGCCTACTCGGGTGGCGAGCACGCCATCTACGCACACCCGGCCGCCTGGGGGCCTTTGGCACGTATCAACAACATCAACACCCTGAACGAATTGGAAACCGGCGGTTCCTTCTCATCCGGTCCCGTTAACGCTACCATAACAAAAACAGCCTTCTACAACGATATTCCTTACCTGGTTTACGTTAGTGGAGGCAGCGGTTTCAACGCAACCATCTTCCTTTCTTTCCTTTTCTAAGGTATTATGGCAACGACCTATACCGGTATTGGTTACCCCAGTGCCTACGACTTAAACGTCAAAAAGCCCATTGACATCCGGCTGGTAGTACCCACTATCGCCGACCGCAACCTGCTGCCTTATACCTACGCGACAATGGTCGTTTCGGTGGAAGGACCTGCTACGGTTATCAATGGCATCGCCACCTACCCCCAGATTTCAACCTGGCGGTGCTTGGTGGACAAGCAACCCAACTTCGGCGGCCCTACTACCAATGACCAGGATTGGGAGCGCGTTGACTTTCAAACCGGCAACGGTAGCTATAAAGGCCCCTGGAATGCGTCAACCAACGCGCCTGACCTGACGAGCGCGGCGCTTAAGGCTACGCTTAAACCCGGCGACTACTACAAGGTGAGCGTAGCGGGTACCACCAACCTGAACGGCATCACTACCTGGGCCAAGAACGACTCCGTTTTCTGGGACGGTAGCCGCTGGGACCGTTTCGAAAACACAAACCCGCAGCCCGTTAACCCGCTTTACACGGACCAGGAAGGACCTCGTTTCCAAACGGACGTACTCAACCTGATTCGCCTTAACGCGCTCACCGAATGGGTAGCCGGTACGGCCTATGGGGTAAACAGCTACGTCAAGAGCAGCTACCAGGAGAACGGCAAGAGTTTTGTCGATACGTACGTAGCGCTAGCCGCCATGACGGCCCCTACCTCGGCCTTGCCTACCACTACGACTCCCAACCCGAACTGGCAGTTGGTGACCACCACTAACGGCCGCAAGCTTGGGGGGACGGCCCAGGTAGGCGATACTATTGGCAAGGCCGCGACGGGTAGTCACATCCCTGCGTCTACCTCGCCAGGCTTCTACCTGACGCCCGAAGAAGTCGACGCTCGTATTGAGCAATATGGGGGGAGCCGTAACGGTGCCTTCCTCGGTGGTGATGCCGCTACGTTCTTAACGGCGGACCCAGGTGAGGCCCCCCGTAATTAATCATTTTCATTTTTACCCAACTCATGGCCGACAGCATAAGTCACCCTTCTGCTGTTGGCCATGAGTTGGTTATGGGACTAGCTCCTTCTTTTTACGACAATTTAGGTTTAGCAGCTTGCGCTGATGCGCAACGTGTTACTAATTGCATTCTACGCGTATTTTTACTATGTACCGTCAGCGTTTAATTTCTCGTAGCGACAGCCAAACGAACTGGACTGCTATTAACCCTACCTTGGCCGCCGGGGAGATTATCACGATACTTGACGAGCAAAACCAGCCCGCCCAGGTTCGCATCGGAGGCGGGAAGACTGCACCTAATAGCCCGGAACCACGCTATACGCAGCTGCCTTCCCTTGGTGGCAACACCCCACGCCCACTCCAGCGCGGGGTGTTTGTTTACCCCTACGAGCCTGGTCTTTATGGGGACGGGCTAATTGTGGTAGCCATCGGGACAAAGCTATATAAATTACGCGACAAAGTTATTCGCCCCTATCAAAGCATTGACTTTGCCGCTGAACTGGCTCGGCAACCAGCAATCTGGGAACCCTTTAACGGGGGTAGTGGCGAGGCAGGTGATGTAATTGAGAATCTCTCTACTGCCGGGAGCACTTTAAATGTCGCCACCAACAATGGTGACTTTAGCGTGGACTTACTCCCAGCTATTGAACAGCTGGTAATCCCCCCTAACAACGCCAACGAGCTACTCCTAAATAATAGTTTTAATGGTGACGCTAACTGGCTATACCCGAGTAATGCCGTACAAATCGGCAACGGAGTAATTCATTTTCTGGGTAACACAAACGACGACAACAGCTATGCGCGGCAAAATATAAACCCAGCTTCACTGGACGTGAATTCCAACTACCTGGTTGAAGTCGAAGGTGATGACGCAGAATACCGTGTCCTTTTCGCTGCGCCTCCCTTCGAGTCGCGCAATGTCACAGTTAGAAACGGTAAAGGGAGCGCCATTATCAACTACTACGGTAGCGGGGCATTTAGTATTGATATTGGGTACACCAATGTCAATATCACGAAAATATCACTTCGTAAAATGCTCTCGCAAGCCGTTTACGATAACTATCGTTCACTACTGCTAAACGCTCGTTTTCAAGGAAATATCTTAGGGTTAAACACAAACAACGGCTACAAGAATGTAGATTTATCGGTTTTCGATAAACCTTTAACTGTACGGGATACGGTAACGAGTGCAAACTCGTTGGTAGGTAGCTTTATATCCCCCAACTTCACTGACAACGTTTTATTAAGCATCGGTCGTACGATTAATACCAATGGTCAGTCTACACTGATTGGACATAGCCAGGAAAATGGCATCCCAGCGGCATTCATGACAGTTCACGGCCTGCCTGTCAACACCTTTAAAATACTTGGCAGCAACGGCTATGTTGGCTTCAATAAGAGTCAACCAAGTGAACGAATTGATGTAGACGGAAACGTAAAAGCATTCACTTTTAAGGTGAATGCGATGAAGGCATTAATGGCTGGTGATGATGGCAATAGTATTCCCATTGTTCAACTCGGCGACGGAGAGACTTCGGAACAGGTTTTTATTCGCGGTAATAGTATCATCCGTCACTTTGCTAATAATCATTATCTCCATAACAAAAACGGTGAATTACTTACCAGCGTAAATGGTACAACTGGCGCTATGGGTATTGGCACCACTACCCCCCCCAACGAGAAATTAGAGGTTAACGGCAACATTAAGGCAAATCAGTTTAAAGCGGTTAGTGGGTTTACACAAGTTGCCTTAACTCCCACGAGTTTGCGCTACACAGGCGATAACGGGAGCATTGGCTTTACGTATGACACCATCCTCAACAAGCTTACTATTTCGGGTAATCTTTCCCTACGCCTAGCCCCAACCGAGGATAACCATGCCGTACCCAAATCCTACGTAGATGGCGCTGTCTCGGGTAAACAGGGTGCTATTACCCGCACCGTAAGCGTGACGGCTCCCGCGGCAACAGGGCTCCAAATAGGAAACGGCATATACGGTGCTCAGGTTGAAGTGACATCGACCTTTCAGAATACAGAAATTATTTTACCTACCCCTGGGGCTAGTAATGTAGGCATGGTAATTCAAATTGCCCTTAAGGCTGAAAGCTATTTGGACCGCGCTTATGTTACCTGCATAGATAGAAACAACCAAAAAGTGGGATTAATTTCTAGCATTTATTCAAACGATTCCGCCCTATTTTCGGTTGTTGACAGCGGAAATCCGCGGTGGGTTTGCATTGGTAGAGGAGAATCAAATAGCGGTGTCGATGCTCTTTATCGGGAAGGTTTTTCGCTTAACCCTACCATTCCTAATATTGGGATGGTTAACTTATTTACCAACACCCAACCATTAGGCATAAACATCAATGCTAATTACTCTGAAGTAGGTACCTTTTTTGAAGTCACCCAAATGGGAGTAGCTCCCATTACATTATTGCCGGCTAGTGGTGTTACCCTACAGGCCTATCAGAATGTATTAACAACGAGTGGTCAATATGCCTCACTACGTTTGCACCAAATCGCCAAAGACGTATGGCGCGTCACATCAAGTGCAGCCCCAACAAACGTAGGGGTTCAATTAACTAACGTAGCCACTGACCCGGCTACCAATGCACAAGGGGGCGTGCTCTACGTAAAAAATGGTGCCCTTCTCTTTAAAGGTGGTAATGGTACGGTTACCACCCTGGCTCTGGCTTAATCACCTCAACAAGGACTTTTTTTCTTCCCATGGCGTTTATTCAATCAACACCACTTCCCTTAAAAGTACGCGTAACCAACGTTTTATTCGATAAAACAGTGGTTGGTCAAGTAGCTGAAGTAGTAGGCTTTCACTTCACGCGAGACTACCCCAACACGTCCTGCCAGGTTAACGTAGATTTAATCGTTACTCCCTACTCAATTTTGGAAAATAACGAGCTCGGCCAAGCGGCAACGAGCCGGGTATTCCGCACGTATTCCGCCGTTATGAATGCGGCAGACGACACACTGGTTAACGACAGGACCGGCGAGGTGCTGCTCGTCTATAAAGAGCTGGTCGCCAAAGGTGAAATTAAGTCAGAAACCGACTGGCAGGCCGCTATCCAGAAGAAAAGTGAAGAAGTAGAAGCCGCAAGCCAAGACGACACTCGCTTGCAGGGAGCGTGGTTTGAACAACTTTGTGCCACGCAGTCCGTGCGGATTTATCCCTTGCTGGAGCAGTTTATCGTCAATGCCGATAAAATCGGCTTCTTTCTGCGCTAATGAACTTCGGGCGCGTGCTTAAGTGGCTGATTTGGCTCCTCGTCGCAGGGGCCCTGGTAACAAAATGCTCTGGCCTACCGGAAGGGTTTCTCAACCAGGGATTGAATGGAAGCCAGTTTTCGTATGTGGAGGCATGAGTACGCAAACCGACCGCATCATTCACCTGCAAGGCACCAACCCAAGTGGCCCGGGTAGCTCCCAATACCTGGTGACAGGTATTGTGGTAGCCACCCGGGCACCCCATGCGCTACAGGTACGCTTAAACATCGACCGACTGGTAAGTGAGGCTGACCTACCGTGGGCGTACCCCTTGCTCCCGCCCGGTATGCTGCCTATCGTCGGAGAGCTAGTCAATGTATTTGTACCTGACCCCAGCCGCCCGCTGCACGAGCGTTACTGGGTGGGCCCTGTCTTTACGGACTGGGAATACATGCGCAGCCAGCGCTTTGCCGGCAAGCAATTCACGTTAAGTCTGGACAGCTGGACCCAGCAAGCAGGCGGGCCGCGTTCCTTACGCGGGGACGACAGCCGCTACCCGCATTTCAGTCATGCAGGTCGGGTACACCACCCCACGCGCGGCAACACGGACGCCATCTACGACCAGGACAGCGCCTACCTGCGTAGCGCACGCCATGAATGGAGTGATAAAAGCAAACCTAATCAGGAAAACCCTGGGCTGGTGGGCCTAAGCCAAGATACGCGCAGCAAACAAAGTAACGCCTTGGTTCGGGCCGAAACCATTGCTTTACTAACCAAACCCATTGCAGCCAAAGATAAGCTCAACCCAAGTTTTGAGGAAGTAAAGGTCGCCAAAGCTGAGGCCCACCCCCTCGCCTTCGCCGACATAACGGCCAGCTACCTAGAAATATTTCGCCGGGCCCTGGTCGAACACCTCCACCCAGGGCCTGGTAAAGCCCCCGTAACAGGGGACGCGTTACGCGAACTACTGGCCCTGGACTTCAACTTACTCGGCTCTGAGAATCTGGTTGGCAATTAAGCGGCGCCGCAGCTCAAAGTAGGCCTATTTACCCGGGTACATCCCCTGTCACGCCCTTACCCGGGTACAGCCCTACTTCCTTATGACCACCGATTTTGATTTCGGGTTCCAGGCCCCTGGCTGGGGCGCAAAAGAAAAAGACCTTAGCACACCGGCCGTCGAGAGCCCCGGCCTTACACCCGTTATTCTCGTAGGTGAATTCCCACAGGGTCCTGCCTTCACCGGAATTAACCACCGCAACATCAAGGCTTTCAACAACGTGATGGGCGTTCGCAGCAACGAGCGCCTCGGGGGCGCACCGCGCTACATGGCCTCGTTCCATGCCACCAGCATTCTGGAGGAAAGCAATGACCTGACGACGGTGCGGGTACTGGGCCTGAGCGGTTACACCGCTGGTCCGAGCTGGGTTATTACCACGGACACTGGTTCAGTACTGGCCCGACTGCGGGCGCGTGGCCTCTACACCATTCCCACCAACCCCGCCCCGACCTTCGCCGTGACTAGCGTAACGGCCACGCAAGTGGACGACACGCCACTCGGGGGCGGGGTAGATTACCTGACGCCCATCAAGCTCACGCTTACCGGCCCCAACGGCACGGAAACTTACCAGGTAAGCTTCAACCAGGACAGCCCCGATTACCTACCCCTCGTGCTGGGTACGAGCGCGCATGACCGCACGAGCAAAGTGTTTGTGGAGTCTATTTTCCCCGACACCACCCGTAAGCTCTTCGAAACGGGGGTAGCCAGCTATATTAACGCGGTAAGCCCGGTAACAGGTCACACCAATTTTTTAAGCATCTACCAGGAAGCAAGCACCCCGTGGGTAGTTAGCCAGCGCCAGGGCTCCAGCACCTCGCAGCTGCTGCGCTTTATCACCATTGGTGACGGGGAAGCGGCTAACCGCGAGGTAAAGGTCACCTTCGAAAACATCGACCTGGCTACGGCTACCTTCGACGTCATCATTCGCGATTTCAACGATACGGACGACTCGCCGCTGGTACTGGAACGCTTCAGTGGGCTGAACATGAACCCCGACTCCAAGCAGTACGTGCTGGCCCGCATGGGCGGCCGCGTGGAAGGGAACACCCAAAACTCTTATCCCCTGGTTTCGACCAAAGTTATCACGGAAGTAAAGGAAAACGCGCCAGTGGGTACCGTGCCTTGCGGCTTTGAGGGCTACTACCAGTACAGCGGCTACGCCCCCGGTGTTGCACCAGCCCCGGTATTCTACAAAACAACGCTCACGAGCCTAGACAAACCGGGTAAATTCAGCTTTGGGGTAAGCGAACGCGCCTACGACGCCACCGCCCGAGGTCGCGGGTTGGACCCCAATCTCTACCAGTTCTCAGGCGTGCCCGTTAACGGAACCTACACCCAAAGCCTGGGCTTTCACCTTGACGCAGCTGCGGCTAACTTGACTACCCCTGCCGGGAAGCTGCGCTTTAGCGTCGGACCGGACGAATTGAGTCTACCCGTCCACCAGAGTGACCCGGATTCGGCTTACTACAACAAGCGCAACCGACGCTTTACCGTAGCCCTGAGTGGTGGCTTCGATGGCTGGGACATCTACCGCACGGAACGCACCAATAAAGATGCCTTCCGCCTGATGCCCCGTAGTGATTATCAAGCGTGGCTAAACGCGATTACTTTGCTGGAAAATCCCCTGGATACGCCAGGAGAAATTCTAATTACCTCAGGCCTCAACTTCAGTGACCACCTGGCCCTTGTGGAAGCGACCTTCGAGGTCGTGCACGAAGTGCGTAAGGACTGCGTCTACCTAGTCGAAGCCCCCGACCTGGGCGGCGAGCCTGGTACGACGCAGGACGTCTGCGACCTGTTCGCTCAAACAGGGCTGCAAAGCTCCTACGGCGCCTGGCACACGCCGTGGGTGCAGGACATTAACACCGATGCGGGGGGCTCGGTTGTGTACGTGAGCCCAACGGGCAAGCAGGCCCGGGCCATGGCCTTGACCGACAAGCAAAAGGCCAAGTGGTTCGCTGCGGCCGGCGTCAATCGCGGGGCCATGACGGACGTGCGCTACGCTCGCCGTAAGCTCTCAGACCGCGAGCGCGTAGCCGTAAACCTGGCCCGCGGTAACGCCATAGTGACGCACCCACACGGACTGGTGGACATTTTCGGCAATAACACGATGCTACCCGTGCAAACGGGCTCGCCACTGACGAGCCTCAACGTACGCCGGGCCCTGCTCTATATCCGCAAGGAACTGGGTGCTATCGCCGAGAGCATGATTCTGGACCAGCAGAGCGACGACGTGGCTGCCCAGTCCTTCCTCTCGCAGGCTACACCCATTCTCGACCGCATGAAACGCGAGCGTGGACTCTTCAGCTTCGAAATCGGCCAGGTGGAGCCCGATACCCCGGAGGCAGCTGACCGCAAGCGCAAGTATTTCCGCATCGCCGTCAAGCCAATTGAGGCACTCGAAAACATCGGCTTCATCATTGAAGTCGGCGAGGGCGCCATCAATATCGCGGAAGCCTAAGTCACTACCCTAAAATAGGCCCGGCCCTTAAAAATACGGCCGGGGCCTATTTAGGTCAGTACCCAACTAACCCTGTTCTTTTCCCATGCCCCTGTCTTCGCTCGTACGCGGCACGCCCATTGACTACCAGCCGCTTTCTACCAACCGCTTCTACATGGAGTTCCCCACCGATTTGAACATCGAGGGAATCTGGGTAACCAGTGTGGGCTCTATGGATATGGACATCCACCACGTGCCCATCCCCTTCATGAACATGGAGCACACCATGGCCACCAACTTCAAGTGGAACACCATTGACGTCGAGTTTCTGGACGTTATCGCCCCGAGCTCGTCCATGAAACTTATGGAATGGGTCCGCCTGCATGCCGAAGGCTACACCGGGCGCATGGGCTACGACTTCGGTATGAAAAAGGACCTCTACTTTACCCGCGTCGACGGCGTGGGTGTACCGGTCCAGCAGTGGATTTGGGCCCAGACATCCATCGTCAAAGCCTCCTTCGGGGGCGGCGAATATGGAGATGGTAACCTGGTCAAACCAAAGCTGACACTCCAGCCATTTTTTGTGGAACGACTCTACTAATCAACTACTTAAAAAGGTAGTTTCACGCGTAAAAATAGCCGCTTGGTAACGTTACCAAGCGGCTATTTTTATTACCTTCCTTTCTTCAAACGTGCTGCTTTCGCGTTGGAATTGTTTTCTCCCGTGAACTGCTCATAAAAACCTTCTATCTTCATCTTTTTACGCGCATCGCTGAGTTTTTTACGCATTTCATCACTACGCTGGGTACCCTTTACGTTATGACCATTCGTAAATGGATTGTATGTGCTATTATGCGGAGAATAGCGCGTTTTTTCTCCGCACCCACATTCGCAAAGCGGGGGTACCCCACCGTGATAAAAGTGAAGCACGGTCACTTGTGCATTCACTCGGTGTTTAAACCAGAAATGCTGAATAAGCTCCTTCCTGTCAGTAAAGCTTAATCCACATTCTACGCAGTGCGGATTACCCTCCGCGTCGCAGCTCTCCGACTGAGTCTGCTTGACCACTCGCTCCTCGGCTGGGGCTAGCTTGCGACCATCAACTTTCTCTACTTTGGGCTTCAGCAACGCGAGCGCTTTACGCCGCTCGTTACGTGTAAGGTGACTCTCGGTCCCTTCCCCACCCAGCGTGAGGTTGTAGCCGTCCGGATAAGTACCCAACACCCGAATCCAGTGCTGTTCTCGCGGCCCCAGCTCTTCTACCGTGGCCAGCTGCTCCAATACGCGAAATTGAAAAGCTTCTTCACAATATTTGTCAAAGGCCCGCTGGAGCTTGGGGTTGTAGTGCTTGCCTCGGCGTAGCAAAGAAAGATGGTAGTTGCGCCGACCCGGCCAATAAGAGTCAAGACCGACGTACTGTTTGCCGTTCACCTGATTGGTGAGACAATAAATGGTGGGTGTGAGTGGGTGCTCCGCTTCCCGGCCGCCCGATTTGAAAGGTGCCGGCAATCGGTCTTCCGTGGCTGTGCCCTCGACCACTCGACGCTTCCAAGATTGGTGACCAGCCAAGTACTCTCCAAAGGCACACTTAACCTTGTTGTACTGCGTAAGCTCCCCGCACCCACACGCACATACGGGCGCAACCCCACCATGGAAGTGACGGATGATAATACCAGGTCCCCCAATTCGGTGGGTCCAGTAGTGTTGGGTTAAGGCACGGCGGTCCGTTTCATCGACGTGTTGTTGGCAAATTTCACAAACTATCATGGTGATAGAAACTATTACAAATAAAATTTAGTTTGTCATTTTGTAATAATTTCCACCATTATGGAACAACAACTCATTCCTCACGTACCTACGCAACCTGGCACTACATCCGAGCTACTAGCTGACGTACTTCATCGTTATAAGCTCACCGGCTCTGGACTAGCCAAAGTACTGCATATCAGCCAACCCCAGCTGAGCGCTATGCTTAGCGGAAAGCGGAAGCTTAGTGTCAAGGTAGCTCGGCGCTTATACCTAGGCCTGGGTGTAGACCCCGTACTCATTCTTTCCATTAAGGATGATGAGTACTCACACAAAATCCTGACTCAGGAAGAGTACATTGAGCGCCTGGGTATGTTTAAGCGAATGACGACAGACCCTGAAAGAGGCCAACCTATACCTTATGGGAATGGAACATCTGCGCATTTAGCCGACCAAGCGTTACAGGCGTATGAAAATCTACACAAAATAAGTCGCATGGCCGGCATTGCCTGCTGACCAGCAGGCAGGAATCGGAAGCTTAAGGCATTTACCGGGTAAACGGGGTTTTGCGTTTACCGATGTATCAGGCAGTTATGCTGGAATTGACCTCTTTTATTGTATATTTACAGCCCAAGCCATAACCCTGTCCGTATGTACGATTTTGAAGTAGAGTACCGTAAATGTCAGGCAGACCCTGCTTATTTCATCTCCACCTACCTGCGTACAGAGGAAGGCGAAAAGGTTATGTTACGAACTTTTCAACGTACCTTACTTACCCTGATGAAGACGAAAGAATGGATTCCGGCCCTGGAACGAAGCCCGGAAAAAGAAGGCTACTACGCCGTGAAATACGCTGATGGCAGCGAAGACCAAAAGCCTTACCGCATCCGCGGCAGCGTGAGCGGCTGGCTCAGCGAGAAAGTAGTCACGCACTGGAAATAGCCGATGAATTATCAACCCGGCACGGACTCTAAACCAGTAGCTGGTAAGGAAGCCGAAAAACTAGCAACTGCACTGGTTACTGGCGGCCACGTGGCTAACGAGACGGCACTGGCCACGGTGGCGCGCATTACGGAGAAAAGAAACCCCAAGCTCACCGGTAGGGAACGTATTTTCCGCGCCCTCGAAGCCAAAGGCTATTGCCGCGCGCACGTGAGCATCGAGCACGAGCCGGTGCAATATTACGCCGAGGGCCGCGAAGGCGGCTGGGAAATTGAGCTCGACGACGAGGCGCTGGCGCTTGACCCGAGTTGGGGCCAGGAAGTGCCGCCACCCAAGCCAGGGGAAAACGATGTCTACGAAGTAGGCTACGGCTACCTAAGCGCCTTCAGCCTGCGCGTAATGCTGGAAGTAATCAGTCAGCTCAACCCAGCTGCAGCCAACCCAGAACTCGCGCTTCCCGAGTAGGTGAATTGCCTGTTAACTACGTAAAAAAGAGCTCTCTTGCAGAAGAGGGCTCTTTTTTTTTTATCACTTACGGGTTGTTTTCTTTTTTCCGTATATTGGGCACATGGTACTGATTCAGACGGCACAAGACTACGAGCAAGCCAGTCGTTATTTACGTCATTTGCGAAAGGGCGGGGAAACCCAGCGTCTGGCAAACGTAATTTGGCTGCTGGGAAACCACATAGACTACTACTTGGAATTCGGAGTTGATGTGACCCTAATCCAGCCGCAATCCACGACAAAATCACCGGTAGTGGTACCTCTACCCGAAGGGCTTGTTCATCGCCTGGGCTATCAGCTTGACGTGCTCTACACCAGCTGCCGGCCAAGCAATCGGAGTCCCAATCAGTGGCGAGAGCTGGTTACTCATTACCTGACTAGCTACGTGGGGGCCGAAAGCTTAGTGCTGAGTGAAGCGGCCTTACTCATTCGACTACTCATCCTCCTTTAACTTCACCTTATCATGCACTACGAAGACATCATGGATAAACTGGTTAACACAGTTTATAATCAGAATAACTCGTTAAACCCAGGTATCGTAACCCTACTACGCGAAGTGGCTAATGACTACGAGCGGGAAAATGGTATTACCCACGAAGCCGGGCTGGTAGAAGCGCAGAAGCGTCAGCAGAAAAAGATAAACTTGGAAAAGGTTCACAGCGTGCTGCGGCAGATTAACCACGACAAATACAAATACTACGCTGATACGCCAGGCAAGGTAGAAGCCATCTACGAAGAGCTTGGAGAAGATGCAGCTTTAGAAGACGTGATTAAGGCAGCCATTCGCCGGGTGCTCTAAAAGTACGTGTATCATGGTCGTGTTCACCAAAGCGCGACTGACCAGTAAAAAAGTCCTGTTACCGGTCGTCGCCTTCCAAGCACCCCCCAGTCCCGATGCAACCCCGCCTACTGAGTTAATCTTGCTGTGCCGGGTTACGCACTTCACCAAGCTCGACTTACTAGACGCCCAGCAGTGGATTCGCCCCGGCGTCAACGTAGAGGTAAGCGGCCAGTACCTGGGCGTGCATACGCTTAGCTACCCCTACCGGGTAGTCGATACCATTGGCCTACTGGAGCCGCCTGAAGCGCCGGACGAAGACCGCCAGTTCCTGGTAAAATTAACCCTGGGTGAGGCACCACTGGGCCCTGCGCAACAGAGTCCAGCTACACATAAGCTGGACCCCCTGCAACACTTACTGAATTTACCCCCCGCCCCAGCTGATGGCAATCGACGGCATCATTCTCGCAGTAACCCCGGCTACCGAGGGTTTACGTCTTAAACTTGGCTCCCGCCCAGCCGAAACCTACGTGGCCGCCGATGGCTCCCTAGTAACAGGCTCCCCGAGTTGTGTGGGCCAGGATACGCTGCTGCTCATCAACCCGAGCTGGGCCCCACACGTAGGCGACGAAGTATGGGGTGGTGGTGGCACGGTGCATATCGTGAGCGGGGGCATTAGCTTTCCCTACAAACGCGAAGGCTATTTTCGCCTCACTCAGCAATGGTAACCACAAGCTACATTCTGGGGCTGGACGTAGCCCTGACTGAGGCCGAGCCCTCGGCCCTGTGCGTAGCGAGGCGGGAAGGAAACGTGCTCGAAATTATCGACTCGGTAGCGGTGCGCACGCCCACCTACCGGCAGGCGCTCGACCCGGTAGCTGGCTACCGGGCGACTACGGACGGGGGCTGGCCCGTGTACGTGAATTTCGAGCAACCTCTGACCGCAGCCACGCTCGCGCACCTCAACCAAGCAGCCTATACCTCGGGTCGACCCCTGGCAGTAGGTGACCAGGTTCACTTTGCCCTGCTGCTTAACCAGGGCGAGCTGCTGGGTATCATTAGTTACCACCCCGACGAGATTGGGTCGCGCTACGCCTACTACCTCGGGGTAGAGCAGGTGGTATGGGCAGAAAATGCGCACGTAAGCTGCGTACTGGAGCTAGTGGAGAAGTAATTATTACTTGGTTTTCGTATAGAGTTGTACCTTAGTTTTATCCGTTTTATGGCTACCCGCGAAGAAGTTGAGATTGCCCACAAAGAAGCCTGCGCGCGCGACATTACCGAACGCCTGCAATTTGAAAGAATCTGGGTCTTGCACCGGGCTCTGACCCTCAATGTGACCACTAACCGGGCTGACCCGGCGGAGAGCTGGAAAAGTAATCCGGAAGAAGACCTCAGCTGGCCGGCCGATATGCGGCGCAACCTGCTGGACAAGTATTATAACCTCTTACAAGCCCTTTAGGCAATGAACAAGCTCTTGCAATCGGCCCGTAACCTCTGGCGCCACCACTTCTACAAGCCTGCCACTTACCAGCAGGCCATTGCGTTTGCCTACGAAACGCGCGACACCACTGTACTTTACAAACGACTGAAAGCCGCTAATAAACGCTTCGGTACGGGCCTGTTCAACGCCCAAGGCGACAGTTTAGTTAAAGAAGCCAGCCGGGTTAATCCGCCGCCCTACACGGACCACATCAAAGAGTTTTTCACCGACGCGGGTATCGAAGCCCTGCGTCAGGGTGAAAAAGAGGCCCATCAGTTCTACGCACCGAATGTGCTGCTCCACGAAGAGGAAAAATCTACCCCTGCTTCTCGCCTAATGGCGCTGATGCAGGAGCAGCGCCTCGCCGAGGAAAATGCGAAGTTTCACGAAAAGATTAACCGAGCAAGGTTGCAGGGAATAGCTAGCCGCTAGTTAGCGGTATGAACCAGCCTCCCCGCCTCGACTCGCTCAATACGAAGTGTCCGCTCGACAGCCACCGGCTGCGAACCTACCTCTTCAATAACTACTACCTGCGCTATTTTACGGCGCAGGTAGCAGAGCAGGCCAAGCGGGGACTCAGACAGCTACCAAACTAGCTGGTAGCAAAAACGCGCGCTGCACCCACGAATCACCCTGCTGGTAAATGCGCAGGTTAAAATAGTGATTTAGCTTCTTGTCGATAACCACCTCCAGGTCTCCTTCCGGGTTTACCACGAGTTCGACTACACTTCGTAGCTGAACCTGGGGTCCGGTCGGAAAAATACCGTGCAGCAGTAAAGGCGTACCCACGCTCAACTGCGCCGCCTGTTGCAGGGGTTGACAAACAAGCGTAGCATGGGCAACAGGTAACGTGAATGTCATGGAGAAGCTGTGTGTGCAGGCAGTTTACGTAGTAAGGCAGCCCTGAGTTACGTGGATTTAAAAAAAGCTACCTGGTACCAGGTAGCTTTTTTTCGTAGCTAACTATGCGGATTATTAGCAAGTTACTACTTTTAGTAGTATGTTTGTAAAACCATTTTCACTTACCAAGTACGTACATGTTAATCAATCTCCCTGACCCGTCGGAGACTAGCCCGGGCAGCTTTGACATTGAACTCAGCCTGGCTGACGGAACACCTTTTTCGGATAAAATGACGTTCCGGCTCTTGAAAGGAGCCTTCCCGCTGGTAGCACATCCCTCCCTGACGGCCACCACGGAACGGGAACTCTACGCGCGAACCTACCCGGCCAGTGACTACGAAGACATTATTCTGCTAGCGCAGCCCGGCAGCTTCCGCTACCAGAAAGCCGCCCCAACCAACGCGAGCCTATACTACGAACTGCTGCGTAAAGGGACGCTGGTAGTGGCCAAAGTGCGACGCAGTAGCGAGCTCATCGGCACGTACGTGTACGTGGTCGCCCAGCGCCGGGCCCTGCTCGGTTACGAGTACAGCCGGGAGTATTTCTCCCTGCGCCTGGAGCGCTTTGCCTGGCAGGCCGAGGTAACGGGAGCTAGTCTGGATGAGACGAAAAGCACGGAAGGCCAAAAAGGGCAAATCGACCAGCTAACGGGTGACTTCAACTGGCAGTACGAGGTGGCCAAGCAGCAGGAACGTAGCTGGAAAGTTGAGGTGGACCTGGGTAATACCTCGTCGCAAGACTTCGCTTCTCAATGGCAAGACCTCAAGCAGGGAGCGAAAGGCTATCAACCTATAAACGCGGGCGAGAGTCAAACGCTCGAACAAGCTATGGGGGCAAAGATTGCGGGAAGACATGGGGAGGTTAAAGCTTATAGCTCGGCCAATGGGCTAGGCGGCATCAGTAACGGTAAAGCCGGAGCTATGGCTAGCCCTTTTGTGGGAACCGGCAACGTGCAGTTCTCCTTTGGCTTGCCCGTAAAAACGGAAGGGGAGCAGCCCATACTGGTCTCCAATCCGAGTCTGTTCGAATACATCCGCATCATCGAGGACGATGACTTCCGCTTTGAGAAAGGGCTCTACCTCACCCTGCGCTTGCCGGCCGGTAACGCGGAGCGTGACCAAGCTATTCGCGAAGGCATCCTGCGTCTCAAGGTAGACGATACCCTCAGCGGGGGGCGCGTACTGGTAGCGGGCATCCCTATTGTGGAGGCCGTAAGCTACCAGGTCGCAAAAATCACCTTTGACAACCTGGGTGAAAACCAGGGCCAGCCCCTGAGCATCCGGCTAACGCTGAGGGAGGTAAAAGCGGGGCAGGAAAACGAACCTGCTGAGCTGACCAAGGACGTGTTGAAAGCGACTGATGCGATTGAATACGGCGTGAGCGAGACGAATCATTACGGAGTAAGTCCGCTCACGGCTAACTCAGAAACGATGGCTATGGGTGACGCCCAGGGCGGGTTAATCGGCGGCGCAGAAGTGTAGCAGATTCGCCAAACCAGCGTCGTAACAAAAACTATACGCCGGGTCGAGCTGAGCAATTGTCAGCGCGGCCCGGCGTATTTGCCAAAATGCCATGTTGTAATCCAGTGACCACTCTTTAGCCGCTAAGTCCAGCAGCATTGGATTGGTCACCCCCTGGCTACTAACCGTACCATCTTTATAAAAGACAATCCGTTCTTCTTCCTGTGTTAATTGATTCTTCCACTCCAGGGCGTAGAACAGCACCCGGCTTAGTACAAACTGGTAACGACGTTTACCGTAGGGTTGCTGGTACTGGCCGGCCTCTTGCTCGTAGGCGCTACCTGCGTTAACCAGTGTGCCATACAGTAAGTGATTGGCTTGCGCGAGGGGGTCAAGTACAGACATGAAGGGCGGGTTAAAATCTTAGTAAAGGACAAATATACTTCCTAACCGACGTACCACAAAAATCAAACCAGTCAAGGCATACAAAAAAAGGGTACCCTAAACAGGATACCCTTTTTACTTCTAAAAGGTTGTGTCTACTCTACCTCTGCCGGCTTGCGGGCATCGCGCAAGAGACGGTTGAGGTGACGGTCGTAGTCGGCTTCGGTAGGCTGCCAGCGGATTTGAGGTAGGATTTGTTGAATCTGGGCCTGGTCAACCTCGGGTAGGGCCAGCGTGTGCGAGACGACATTGAGGAAGACCCGCTGCTTGGTAGGGTCTTTTTTAGGCGCGGTGGACGCCTTACCAAACTTTTGGCGATACTCGTTGCGAATGGCCACTACTTGCTTGGCGTGTGCCTCGCTGGTAACGCGGAAGCGACCTCGCTTGAAGTCAGTGAGCACCACTTCGGTTTTCGGAGCCTCGGCCTTCCCGCCAGCTAGCAGCGACGCGGCTGCCCCGAGTGGCAGGTCGTTTTCTTTGGCGAAATCAAGCAGGCGCTTGTATTCTCCCCGTCCCTGCTCAGCGTAGTAGAGGCAATACTGGTCAAATTCCCAGCCCCGGGCATCCCCCCGGTCCTGGATGATGTCACCGACTGTCAGCTGCTCGTCGACCAGGTAGGTAAGCTCCAGGTTAAGCCGGCGAGCGGCCTCCAAGCGGATTTTACCGTCGTATACTTCCAGATAAGGTGTGACACGCATTGGGTTCCAAGCCAGCCCATTACGCAGGCTGATAAGGTCCATCATGCGCTGCACTTCGGCCTCCGTGGGCAAGGCCAGCCCGGTGGGGATGATAAATTGGTCGTAGTTGCGGCTCTTTATGAGCGATACCTCCACCAGCTCGTCCTCGGGGCCCAGCAGACGCGCACGCGAAGCAACGGCAATCTTGCTGGGACGACCGCGGGGGATAACAATAGCAATAGGCTGTGGGATAACGTCCGTAACCGCAACCGGCGCGGCCATGAGCTGCGTCTGCGCACGGGGCTGTGGAGCACGGTCTTTCATCGTACGCGATACCTGACGTAGTAAGTCCTTGCTCTCGGCGCTCGTGCTGGCGCAACGCACAAAGTCACCCGGGGCAATACGAGGACGTTTTTCACGGGCCGGAGCTGCGACAAGCACGGGCGATACAGGGCTGGTGCGAAAGGCCGGCATCGGGCTTATTAACTGATTCATAGCGGTTAACGTGTGTGGGAGTAGGTTACTGTATCAAAGGTAGTACGCCTTAAAGTATTATCCTAATCCAAGCAAAAGTTGTGTTTAACTTTTGCGTTTTATGGTGCTGGTTATTTTACGTTTAAATTACTCTACGGGTGTGTACGCAGGTAAGAGGATGAGGGTTACGTTAATTTGATTTTTTTTTTCATGGGTTTCGTATTTACCAAAAAGCGCCCATGAATCCTTCGTCCACGCCCGGCAACCGGCAGCACCACGGTGCCACGCCCCCACCATCTACTCGTCCAGCCCAGCCTACGGCTCCCCTTGCCCCACCCGAGGCCATCAGCAACCCCCAGCTAGCGGCCATGATGGGCTTGCCCATTAACCAGAACCAGGCCAGCACTGTACTTGATTTTAACATCCCTTCCGACATTGTCGTCCTACCCAGCGAGGGGCTCTGGTACAAGCACGGCAAGGGGACCGTGCTGCAGCAGAACATGACGTCAAGCGAGGAAAACATCCTCATGGATGAAGTGCGCATTCAACAGCGTACGCAGTGGAACGACCTGCTCACGGCTCTGATTCGTGACAATGACTTCCTGCCCCCGGGGAACCTGCTGCCGGCTGACTTTACGCGCTGCTTGTTGCAGGCGCGCATTCACGGCTTCGGGGATGAATACGACGTTAACGTCATTGACCCCTATACGGGTAAACTCCTCGAAGCACCCTACAATAAGGTGAGTCTGAGTCTGGTGCGTAATCGTCCCCTAACGCACCGTCCGGAGGCGGACGGGCTCTTTACGTTTGAACTGCCACAGCTCAAGAAAAAAGTGCGTTTTCGCCTGCTCACCAACGACGAGTACATGAGCCTGCTGCGGCTCAACGACGCTGATAGTCGCCAGAAGGTTACCAACCGACTCTACGCCCAGATTACGGAGGTAGACGGCAACGCCAATCGGCACTACATCCGCCAGTTTAGTATGTGCATACCCTCGTACGACTCGCTGCGCCTGCGTATTTTCATGGATGAGGTGGAGCCCGCGTTGGACCCGACGATGGATTTCGTCAGCTCCACGACGGGCAACCCCACGTTTCAGAGCAAAATTTCACTTAACGACAGCCTTTTTTACGTTCTCTAAGGGCGATTTGCTGCGCTTCCAAATGTCGGTCGTCCAGGCCCTGGTCAAGCACGGCGGCTTTTCCTACACGGAAGTCATGCGCATGCCCTTGCTCCATCGACACGGGTTTCTCAACATGCTTCACCAGCAACAGGAGGAGCAAAACCGCAAATTGGCCGGTGGCCAGTAATTTTTTATGTCGCTCTTTTCTAGTCCCCTGACTGCGCGTACCAAGGCCTTGTGGTGCGTTTTTTTTACCGTCTTAATCGGCCTCGTCTCTTTTTGCTGCTACGCGCATTTTAGCTACAGCAAGATTGTGACACCAGAGCTACGCAACTTCAAGCTCGTAGTTGACATACGTGGTGCTGCCGATAAAGCGCTACTTATCAGCTGGTTCTACTTCTATATCTGGACCCTTCCTAAGCTCATAAGCTGGTGGAATCCGCTGCTGCGACACCAGGTGAGCGCGGAAAATATAAAAAAGCTAGCTTACGGGCACACCTATCTGCTTCTCATCGCCGTGGTCTACTGCATAGGCGGGTTTATCATTGAGTTAGCCAACTGGGGAAGCCCTGGGCTTCAGGCCGCCTGTTCGAGTGGCACCTGGGTACTCTGCACGCTAACCGTAGTGCTCACTGCCGCCCTGCAACAAACCAGCGAACGGGGTAACATGCTACCCCAGCGTCTTCTCCGCAAGAAAAGCCCCGGACAAGATGAGCATTAATCTGACGGCCTTTCAGCAAAAAAGCCACGGCTGGCGCGTCAAGCGCCTGAAAGGTCCTACCAACACCCTGCTTTCAAACTTGCAGGCCCCGCGCCAACCTGAGGGCTGGACACCCGGACCCCACAACTGCGACGCGGCTAAAACCAGCAGCTGTTTTTGCTCGGGCAAATGCCGGCAACCTAACACCGGTACCCTGAGCGCACTCAGCGAGCTCGTGACCCGTAGCGAAGGATTCCAACACCTACGCTTGGGCAGAAAAACGGGCGTGCAGCCTATTTAGCCCAAAGCCTTTCCCTACCATGCGTATCCATTCCCGAAAAACTTTTCGCCCCGTGCTCTTCGAAGGCATCGGCTTCGATACGCGGCGGGCCCTGACGGGCATGACGGACGTGCGCAACGCCATGGACGGGTTACTGAGCGCGGAAGGCGAGCAAGTAGCCCGTGGCAAAGGTCCTACCCAGTTAGGTCCCCAACCGACGCGCTACGAGGCCGTGCTGGCCTTTGCCGCTACCCCGCAGGGACTGGCGCAGCCTCGCAGCGGTGACTTACTGCTCCCCCCGTTGCTGGTCACTATCGCCGTCAACGGCAACGAGATTAGCTTCGACAACCAGGGTAAAAAACTCCTGCTCAAAATTTCCGGTCTCAATAACCAGCAAGCGGCTAGTATCCAGGAAAACGTGAGCTACTTGGCGGCTGTCGTGGGTAACCAAACCCTAGTGCCCGGTGTGCAGCTTAACCGCCTGCGGTACTTCATGCTCAAGAAACTCACTAAGAAGTAAGCGCCGTGGCCACGTCTACCCAAGAGCTGCAGGCCCTACTGGAGCTCGAAAAGGAGCTCGCCCTGCAGCGCCAAGTCAACACGGCTGAGCTCGACCGCATGAACCAGAGCATTTCCGCCCAGGTCGCTGGAGCGGAGCGCCTGCGTACGGCCGAAGTGGAGATTGGGCGCGAGCGGCAGAACCTACTGGCCGTGGCCCAGAAAATCCGCAAAATCCGCGAGGACGAGCGCAAAGGCCTTATTACCCTGACCCAGGCGGAGAAAGACCGGGTGGCCACGCAGGAGCGCTTTGTAGCCGAGTCGAATAAGGAGCTTAAAATCCGCCAGCAGCAGCTGGACTTTATGCGCTCGCAGTTGAGCTTGAGCCAGGCCATCGGCGGAGAACTCAAAAACTGGTACGAGTGGGGAAAGACCGCCCTGGTCGGGGTCTTTGCGGCCATTCCGGCGGCGCTGGTGGCCACGGACTCTCAGCTGCGTAACGTGGCCCGTAATACGGGCATGGGCGCTGAGAACATGGCCCGCATGCGCGTCTCGCTGCAGGAAGGCGCCCTGGATGCCGCCCGGCTGGGGGCAACCACCAAGGAGCTTACCCAGGCGCAGCTGGCCTACAACCAGGCCAGTGGGCGATTGCAGGTTATCTCGGGGACGAACCTGAAGAACGTGGCCGCCATGAGCGAAGGCACGGACCTGGGCTACGACGGGGCGGCCCGCCTGGCCGTCACCATGGCCCAGGTTGGCTACAACGTGCAGGATACGACCAAGTGGACCGAGCAGGTTGTCAACGACACCGAGCGCATGGGGCTTAACTCAGGCAAGGTCCTGCAAAACATCACCAGTATGGTGGAGCGGGCCAAGTCCTACTCCTTCCAGACGGGTATGGGCCGCGGGCTGGAGCTCATGGCCCAGCAAGCCGAGCGCCTCAAAGTGTCGGTAGAGGGAACCTTTGCCTCGGCCGATAAAGCGCGCACACTGGAGGGTAGCCTGGCCATGGCCTCGAACCTTATCGTGCTGGGCGGCAATTTCGCCAAAACCGACCCGTTTCAGCTTTCCTTCCTCTCGCGCAACGACCCGGCTAAATTCCAGGCCGCGCTGGCAGGCATGACCAAGGGGATGGCTACGTTCAACTCCCAGACCGGGGAGCTGGAAATCAGCGCCTATAACATGGACCGGTTGCGGGCCGCGGCCGAGGCTACGGGGCAGCCACTCAACGACTTGGTTGACTCGGCCAAGCGCAGCGCCGAAATTGGCAAGATGAGCTCCCAGCTCTTTGTAGGTAGCAAAGAGCAGCGCGAGGCCATTATGACCATGGCCACGCTGGGTCGCAACGGCAAGGCTACTATTTCCATCGAGGGCAAGGATGTAGACCTGGCCAAGCTCACCAGCGCGCAGGCGGGACTGCTACTGACGGAAAAAACGAGCCTGGCGGAGCGTGCCAAGCAGGCCCAGGATTTCGACAAGTCCTGGGGTATTTTCGCCAGTGAGCTCAAAGCCACGGCCCTGCCCCTGCTCGACGGCCTCAACAAAGGGCTCAAGTGGTTTCACGGAATCTTGGACGGCATTAGCGGTCCGGCCTTAAAATGGACGGCTGGCCTGGCCTTGGGTGCTATGGCCCTGAGCAAGGCCTTTAC